GCCCTAAAAAGCCAGCTGGTATATCTAAAAACACTCAGGCCCTAAAAAGCCAGCTACCTTTACCGCATGACTTTTTGGGTTCTTTGTGTGCCTTTTTTCAAAAACGACGACGAGGGGTAACGTGACAAAAATTTTCAAAAATATGTCACATTTTACCGAACGCAAGAAGCCAAACATTTTCAAATTGTTCATTTTTTGAACATTTTCGCTTTTTAGATAACACTTGCAAGGTCTCGTTGCGACACGTACGGCACAAAAAAGGCATGCGTTGGGAAGCCGTTTAGTCAACACATTCTACAAAAAAGCGAAAGGCAGAAGATAGCGAAAATATAGGGATGATAGCCTAAAAAGCCTATATATATTAATAATTTAATAATTTAATATATATATAGGACACTTCGCCTTTTTTGGCATTTTTCGCTTTTTACCTTTTATGTGTGCCTTTTTGCTATTTTTCGGGGGGTGTTTTTTAATTTTTTGGAAATTTTTCGGAAATTTTCGGTTTTCGGCGGTTTTCATATGTGACGCATCTACCCTGTCACATTCGGAAAACGTCGAACCCCCCTCGGATCGGTAAAAAACCGCAGTCAAACAGCCCCACAAAGAAAGTAAAAAGCAAAATTTCTTCGTAAGTCATTGATTTCATTGAGATTATTTTTCACTTTTTGGGTTCTTTTAGTGCCTTTTTAGGATTTTTTGAACAGCCCCACAAAAAGACCAAAAAGCGATGTAAATGTAGCGATCAGGCGTTGCATTTTCGCAAGTTTTCCGCTGGTGTAAATCTGTATAAATTTTAGCCGATCAGTTAAAAATAATATGATTATTTGGTTTTTAAGTGTTGACAACATAAACCGATCCGCTATAATATACCACATAAAGCAATCGCATGGTGCGGTGGCAATTAGTATATAGGAGATCTAGCGATGTTCAAATTTTTTGAAATTAAGAGGTGTGGTACTGGAATTATGCCACCGCGAAACGGGCGTGTTAGCCCATGTTCTAAATTTAGGTAATGTTTACCGTTTAATGGTCGGTGAACAAAAAGTCGATTTTTCTAAATCCGCTACGCTTTTAGAAGTGTTATCGGTCGCCGACCGCATGGCGAAAGCTGAAAAATAAACCAATTTAATTTTTTTATTAATAAGTGTTGACAAATTAAAAGCAAAAAGCGATAATACTTGACACTTAATCAACAACAGGAGGAAACATTATGACTTACGAACAAAATTTTATCCGCTTATCTAACGATGTCAACGGTAATCCACGTTACTACATAGGCTGCTATGACCTAGCCGATCTTGTTAGAGCCACAACCGCAGAAGTAGAAGCAGTTGCAATAAAAGCAGGTTTTCGCAAATATAGAGGTAAGAAATACGGCACCGGCTACGTTGTAGTAAGTTACAATCTAGAGCAGTCGTTAAGCTATCTCAAGGCGCAGTTAGAGAGCTTGTTTTTAACTAACTAACAAATAAAGGAGCCGATCAATGTTTACCCAATTAAAGCGCCTGGGAGACGGTCGCAGAATTAAAATTTTAGTGCATTGCGTGCGTCCGCAGAAATACCCGTATTCCGTGCAGGTGGTGGAGCTTTATAAATACAACGGGCTGGCGGTGGAGAATAAGATCTATTCATTTGAGTCGCTTGCCGAGGCTAAGGCATTTTATGCGAAAGCCTTTGAGGTGCTGACGCTTGCGCAGCGAATTGAAAAAGCCGAGGGCATTTTGCGCAGAATTAAACGCAAGATCTACGATTTTGAGAATACGCATGATGATTTTGCGCCGGAAAATTGGATCCGTGCAAGAAGAAAAGTGAGCGCATGGTTAGGGCGCAATATACCGCAAAAAGCGGTGGAGCGTCGGGATGTGTTGGATGTCTACTATTTATAGGGGGTTAGAACGTGAATGAATTTGAATTGAAAAGCGCAGGTACTATCTTAAAAGTCGAGGTTTATGAGAAAACTCGAACTACGTATCTTTCGATAGACGACCCGACTAATCAATGTATGTCTAACAATTATGAGGGGGACTATGCAGCGATTGAACTCACATTTGAGCAGGCGAAAGCATTGGCGGAGTTTTTGAATACTTTAGAGGGCTAAAAAATGAATGAGAAAGTTTATGAAATAGCGGTAGATGTAGCGGATCTTGCGTATCCGCTACAAATTGAAAGAGAAATTCGCCTCCGCAGCCGATTAGTGGCAGTTTGCGGTAAGAAAGCGATGCGCATGGTGTTCACGATTGAAGGGCGTAAGAATGGGCATTTTGGATCGGCTTGTAAGTTTATTGACTTACCCGAAGGCGGTTTGCTACCCGATAGCGATCTTGTTTACCGTGGGTTATTGGATGCGTTTTGTAAACTGTGGGATCGGGAGCGTGAGGATGAAAACACGAAATTTATTAGCTTTCGAATTTCGCTGATGGATTATGACTCTGAAAAGCAATTTACCGACGTGTTTAATATTAAGGCGAAGGAGGTGTAGGGTATGGATAGAGTCTATATTATGGCGGTGGTCAAAGACTTGAAGGGCAAGCCTTGCACCGAACTAGGCACGGGTGGGATTTTTTGGGTAGATAACCGCCTATCCAGTGCGAATATGGTGCGATACGGTGAAGAAATTATCGCTAAATACAAAAAACAACGGAATCACGTAATTGGCTTCGTTCTGTGTTACTGTTGGAATAAGCCGGATTATGTAGAGAGTTTTTATGCAGTAAATTAAAAGTTGAAGGGGAAAAAGGAATGCAAGATGTATTAGTGGCAGTAAGTAAGCACGGGCTATCGGTGGCGGAGTTGACGGGCTTACGTGAGTTAGAAGGTAAGGAATACGATAATCGCAGTCAATTTTTTGTCGATATTGATGCGGTGTTATGTGCGCCTAGCGTAACCGTGAGAATTATTTTAGGTTACGCTGACGACTGGGCAAAATTTTTGAGCGATGAGCCGTTTGATAATGGCGCATATATTTACTTTACAATCAAGGCTGAGAGCCTAAGAGATGAGGAGAATTAAAAATGATTACATTAAAAGAAGAAAGCCTAATCGTAGGTGGCGTTGAAAGAAAAGAAGACAAAATCGCTGAACGAATGTTTGATCTACTAAACGAACGCCTAAGTGATGCCATTGGGCAGTACGGGTGCGACTTGCATAACTTCCTTTTCAATGAAGACGTAGCTTTTACCTATACAACCGATGCGGAAGAAGCGTGCGAACGTGTAGGCGTGTTTAGTGCAATCCGATTGGTGCAGAAGTATGAGACCGATAATTTTGGTGTGACGAATACGAAAATTGAGCCGGAAAAAATTGCTAATATGTTGGTGTATATCTATGGTGAGTATTTATTGCAGGTAAGCAACGCCGTAGATGAGGAGCAATGGGATCGTGAGTTGACGGCAGAGGACTTGGTGCAGATCGAAGAACGCATCCAACGTTGGTGTGATGAAAACTTACCCCGCAATGCAGACTACCGCACGTTGGATGAACAGGTGTGGGATTATTACGGGAGCTACTAAGATGAACGAACCTAAGATCGATAGCATCCCAGTGAAATTCGACATTTGGGATACCTATTACCATGTAAAAGACTACGGAAATAAAATTGAGGTAAGCATTCCTTGTCGCAAGTATGGGAAAGGTAGAGACAAGGAAAGCTGGACGTTAGGGCGTTACGCCGAAGAGACGGTGAATCCTGAGTTGATGGAGATGATCCGCATCATGGTAGCCAGTGGTAAACCTGCCGTGTTCGCAAAAGAGGGCATGGGGCACTTCGACATGGTGCAGGTAGTTGTCGGGCTTCCGTTAGCGTACGGCTGGCGAGCGAAAGATTTCCAATAAACGAATAAACATAGGAGAAAAAGTATGAACTTATTAAATTTCATGCAAGAAATTACGTGGCACTATAACCGTTGCTTAGTTAACCAGGACAATGAATGGAAACGCAGTCTATTCTCACTTCGTGCAGCTTATAAAGATTTACAACGGGAACAGGGCTTTTCGACGCTAGTTCTTGAGCCACAATCATTGGTAGAAAACGATGAATTTTTACGGTATGTGGCCTGTATGTTAGATGACGTATGCAACCAAATGGTAGTCGGTGAAATGTATTTTGCACCTTCTACCATGTTTGTAGCGTTGGATGCGTACGAACATAATTACGGCGTGGGGCTAAACGAGCAAGGACTAAGCTCATTACAACGCATTGCTTTAACCCGATACACCCGTGATTTTATTACAGGCGATGCGTACGAAGCCTTGATGAAAGCGGTAAATGCTTTTGGTGACTATTTATTAGCAGTTAATTTGGAGACGGAAGACAAGGTATATGCGACCTCTTTAAAGCTAATCGATAATATTCGCATTGCGCTATTACGTTGGATGCCGAATGGCTTTAATTTTATTGATTTGACCGTAGAGGTGTAAAACTATGCGTATTATACACGGCAATAAAAACTTAGAGTGGGAAGCAGACTATGATTTGTTTGTTATTACCATGACACGTTACTTTACGATTGGTAAAGATAAATTTGAGTTCGAGCTTGACCCGGTCGAAGGTGAGAAACTCTATCAAGAGTTAGGGGAATGGTTGAAGGGGACGAAGCGTGAACACGACGATGCCTTACAAGATCAAAACAAATAAGCGGACTGGGAGAGCGTACATACTTTTCCAACGCCACTTAACAAAAGACCGCTATCGCTTTCTTCATGGTGAGCCATGGATGCAAGACGGAGAGTGTGTGTTCAAGGCAGCGCATTATAGAGGTCGGGTGGTAGTGTGGGTGTTGATGGGTAAGCGGATTGATGATCTAGCTTACCTGAATGTAAAAACCGTAGATGGGCTGAGAGATGGAGATTTTGAGGCCCTCTATAAGATAGCTAAGGGTATGGTATGAAAACGAAAGTATTAACAATCCGTCAGTTTAACGAAAAGATTCGGCCCTATGGGTTTGAGGCAGAGGCTAAAAATAGAGGATTGCACTTCTTGATCCGTTGTCGTGGATTTGTGGTGAGTTACTATCCAACGACCAGCAGATGGGTAGGGGAGGGAAACAAGGTCGGATATAGCTTCGATACTTTACTGAACTACTTACAGGCGATCAGAAACAAATCGCCTTTGTTTAAGATGCCTAGCCGTGAGTTTATCTGTAAGCGTGTGTTTAAGGCGATGTTCGTGGAGTCCATAGATCTGATTGGGCTGTACGGGTTCACAAGCTTTGAGAGCTGGTACGACTATGCGATGAGTAGCCCAACGGATGCGTGGATGACGGCAAAAGATGGTACACGGCTGGTTGTGTTACCGGAATGGTGTGGCGCACCGGCAAAAGATGTAATGCGCCAAGTATATATTGATATTGAAGACCTGATCCGAGCTATTCGGACAGAAAATGTGGAGATTTAAAAATGAGTGATGTAAAAGTACTTAAAGGTGAGAATGCTTACGATGTGATGGCGGAAATCATTTTCGATACGTGCCAACGTTTGGTGAATATTAAGTTGTCGGAAGTAACGACGATGGCGGCGTTTAATGCCGGGTTACAGCACCAAGACACTTCACGTAAACCTGGCCTTTTTAAGATGCACGACGGCGTGTCAGTTGGTGATGGCGTGAAGGTATTCAAACGCTTAATGGGAGATGTGTTGGCCCCTATCGTGAATAAATATCTTAACGAAAACCAAGTTTATCCTTACAAAGCGATCAAAGAATTCGCTGAACTCGTCGATAAAATTGAATTCGAATTTATCTAGGGTGGCGATATGGCTAAGAGTAAGAACCGACGGAAAGACGGGAAGGTCGTTAAGGTCGATCATAAGCAACGTTATAGACGGATGCTGGCGACTGAAATAAAAGACTTGATGGTATGTAATATCGTCGATAGACGTGAGGTAGTTGACGGGGAACTACGAACCTCTATGACTCCACGCACACTGGTGTATAACCGCAGATTAAAAAAGGTTGTACCAATCACGAAGGTGCAAGAGGAAGGCCTTAGAGCTGAGCGTTGGAAGTGGAACATTCAGACCGGTGTAGTATGTCGCAAGCAAGACGGCATGGTCTATCTAGATCGTGAGATGAACACGCAGACTATATCGGAAGTATTGCTGACGGAGATGAACGACCATGTAACTAATATGCTGGTCGATGCGTGGACGCAAGCGAACTCTTTACACGCTTTGACGATGTTTTGGGTGGCGTGTCCGTATGAGATCGACGACATCCCACAAGAAGCTGTGTTGGCACCGATGTGGGCGTTTAATGTAACGGGAAATATGTTGACCCAGTATGAGCAGGAAACGCTTGATTTAGATGTAATCCACTTCCGCTCTGACTATCTTAGTGAATATGTAGAGTGGTTCAACAACCAACCGAAATTCGCTAAACGTGTAAAAGAGTTGCGTAATGTGCGGTACTGGTTTGCGGCGGGTGAAGGCAAAATGAAGAAGGGTGAGCTTTCAACGTACCGCCAACGCCTCGTGGATAACACAGCCATTGAAGATCCAAGTTTTGGATATGACAAGTTTAATCCGTTCGCTACGGTGCAAGGCTTTATTAATTGGGGCGAACACGTAGGGCGCATGGACGGCGTAAAAAGCGGAAGACTACTTAGTTATTTTGAAGAAGTCCCACCCTGTTTAAAAGTCTATGTGGCGTTGGAATATGACAACGGCGAAGTAAACAAAATCTTGTTTTACAACGAGGATGGAATGAAACGTGCGGAGTCAATCTATGATTAGAGACGGTCAACCGGCATACAAGGTCGTAGTTGAAGGCGGTGTTGAGAAGGTTGTTTACGTGGAGAAGTTTTGTACGTGGGCTGAGATGTATGCGATGCCGATTAAAGAACCGGTAACGCTTGGTGTGTTTGCTACCAAAGAAGAGGCGGACGCTCACTGTGGGACGATGGTTGAGCTACTTCGCCAAGAGTTTGCTAAATTGAAGTTATAATCATTGCAAACTAAAAAGTAAAAAGTTATACTTGCACCATGTTATTATTTAGCGGTGTGGGTATGGAATCGAAATTTATGTTACAGCTCCCTAAGAACCTACGAGCTGACATTAAAAGAGAAGCACGACGCCAAGGCATAACGATGAACGACTATATCGTAACCGTGCTTACTCAATTCATTGAGATACAGAGAGGACAACGTGAGCGAGAGAAAGACTAAGAAACTTTCTGAGCGAGTTAAAGCAAAGCTTGTACAAGAAGGCGATTGCTTGATTTGGAAAGGTGCGATGGTGGGTCAATCACCGGTAATTGGTGTGCGCCAAGAAGACGGTAAATACCGAAACTTAAATATCCGTGCCTTTCGTGGAACGAAAATCTATGAAGGTACAACATTAACCACCATCTTTAAAACCTCATGTGGGGATCCACGTTGTGTGGCGAAAGAACATATTATCTTAGGTTCACCTTTAGCAGGGCGTACTTTCTTTCGTGCCGGTGCGAAGAAAAACCTCATGGATGTAAACAAAAAAATCTTCGACCTAGCCGTAACGGTGGCAGCCGAAGATATGGCGGATGAAGTGGGTCTAGCACCAACCGCCATTCGAAAAATCTTGGCAGCGAACACAGCGATGTACCCGTACTTCACTATCCGCTTAGCGGAGCATTGCGACATTGAAGAAGTCAAAGCCTTTACCGGTACGCAAAATGCCGCACGTGAATACTTTAACATTTCGCAGTTCGCTTGGCGTTTTGTTAAGGGCAATAAAATGCAAACTGTCCGTGATGAAGAACTGTATATTAAGTTGTTGGATGAATGCGAAGTGCGTGGCCCACATCTCGTTTGGGTGGGGGAGAAGGTTGGAAATACACCGGTGAGCGGTGCGTTGGGAAGTAAACGACGTGATGCGTTTAAACTGTTAGTGGCCGCTGTTCATGGTGGGGCTAAATCACACTTATTTGAAAGCTGTAGTTGTGGGTTCGAAGGGTGTATTAACCCATTCCATGTAGGAGATGCGAAATGAATCTGATTAAAAAATTAAATCCGTTCTACTGGAAGAAAGTTGCGGATAAATGCAATGAGTTGACTACGGATCTAGTTAATAAGAATACACGCCTAACAGCGTCTAACGTTGAGCTAAAAGAAGAATGCAGAGCGTTACGGCAAAAGGTAGAAGCCTTCAATATCGACATCGCAAACCGTCTTAGCATTGAGGACTCTGAGTTAGCTAAGCGCATCGCGATCGGTGAGGTGAGTGCCGTTGAAGCGAAACTGCTTTTAGATCTACGCCTTCTACGTGATGAAACCGATAACGCCAATGAGTATGCGAGATACGCACAGGAGATGTTGACGGCGGAGCAACAAAAAGTCGCTGAACTCCAAGCCACCGTTGATCAACTACGTAAACAGAACAATAAATGGTTCGAAGTATTTGCCGGTGTTGGCGTAGATGAAGGTATTCTCCTTACAGCGTCGCACCGTGGTAAAACGATTGTGCTAGATTCACCGAATGTAGAGGAGAAATAGTTATGGCAGATGGAATATTACCCCGTGTTTCGGCACTGAAGAAAGCTAAATTAGATCGCACAACAGAAGCCGTACTTCTTTGCATAAATGAACTTGTACAGAAAGAGTTTATGACTAAGACAAGTATCTTCATAGCTGATTCAGTATTTAATGGGTTTGGGTGCACAGACCGAACCGGTGTACACATGGAGCTGACTGATAAAGGATATGAAGTACAACAAATCCAACCTTGCCGTGGCGAAGAAGGCGGTATTGTTATAAGTGGGTGGTAGGATGGAACGTACCGAAATAACACTAGACTTCGAAACCTTTTACGATAAAAAGTCTAAGTATTTTTTAAAGCAGAAGAATAGTGGTCTGACAATTGAGCAGTACATTCGCAATCCGAAGTTTGAAGTTACGGGGTTGTCGGTAAAAGTAGGCAACCGTCCTACCGAGTGGTTATGCCCTCATGAAATAGAAGACTGGTTGAACCACGTAGAAGTTGCTTACGGTTGGGATAACGTCCGATTAATCGCTCACAACGGCCGGTTTGACTGCGCAATTCTAGGTTGGGTCTACAATATCTACCCTGGCCAAATTGCTGACACGATGCTTATGAGCCGTGCCAGTCAATTATGGGATGGCAACTCCCTTGACGTGGTAACACGCCAACTACGCGACGTTTATAACTGGGGGATTATCCGTGATGACGCAGGCAACACAACGTGGGGCCACCTTAGCGAAGAAGAAATGTTACGCTCGCTTGATAAAGGCGACGAAGTCATAAACGCTGACGGTAAGCACCTCATGGACTTCATGGACGAAGAATACGACGCTTATTCCAAGTATGGTTGTACGGACGTGGACTTAACGTGGTCGGCATATAACTGGTTTATGCGTGAGTTCAAGTTCCCTGAGCTTGAGATTGACGTTATGACGGCGACAATCGAAACGTTTACTTATCCGGTAGTGGAGTTACACGAACCGGTACTTAAAGTCGTACGCGACATGGTGAATGGCAAGCGTGATGCGTTACTAAGTAAAGTTGGTGCGACGCTTTCAGATCTTCGTTCAGATGATAAGTTCGCAGAACTACTGCGTAACCTAGGTGTTGAGCCACCAACGAAAATAAACGCCAAAGGGCAGACTAAATATGCCTTCGCAAAGAAAGACCTTGATTTTCTACGCTTGCTTGAACACGAAGATCCAAACGTGGTTGAACTTGTAGAAGCTCGCCTTGGTAACAAGTCTTCGCAAGCGGTTACACGGGTTGAGCGGTTCTTTGAGTTGGCATCACGTAACCCAATGCCAATGCCTTTAGAGTACTACGCAGCGCATACGGGCCGCTGGGGAGGGGCTGATGCAATTAACGTTCAGAATATGAACCGAAATCAGCTTGTTGATAAGACCACTCCGGTAGGAACGAAAGTATTTTACAAAGACGCAGCCGATGCAGTCGTCGCAGTACTAGACGATAACAAAGTTCATTTAGCACGTGCCGGTGTCGTTGAGAATGACGAAGAAGAACTCCACATCATGGGCCTTCGCGATGCAATCAAAGCACCGAAAGGTAAAAAACTTGTGGTGCTGGACTGGAGCCAAATTGAGTTGCGATTTAACAGTTGGCTTTGGGGCGAGGTGTGGATCTTAGACACGTTAGTAAGTGGTAAAGACGTTTATAAAGTAACGGCTGCGATGACCTACGGCATCGAGTATGGGGAAGTTAACAAGTCTCAACGGTTCGTTGGTAAATCGCAACAATTAGGTCTAGGTTATGGTGCTGGTAAGAACGGGCTTATCGTGGTAATGGGTAAACGTTCAGAAGAATTTACCGAGCAACAACTCCAATCCTTTGTGAATTCTTATCGCCAATCTGCGCCGAATATTAAGCGAGGTTGGGACAAGTGTAAAACAATGCTTAACGCCATGGTACAAGGTATTGACGTAGAGTTAGGCGATAAGAACGAATTGTTTTATTCGGTCGGTAACAAAATTATGCGCCCGAACGGCATGGCGCTGACATATCGTGGCGTACATCACCGGCCAGGTGAAATGGGTAACGAGTTATGGTTTTGGGGTAAGAACAAACATACTAAGAAACCTGACTGGGAAAAGACGTTCGGCGGCAAAATTACGGAAAACCTTTGCCAGGCTGCGTGTCGAGACATCGCAGCCGAGAAAGTGGTAAACCTACGTAAGAAGTTTTTTGATCGTGGATTTACCCGTGACGATGCTCATATCGTAATGACAGTTCACGATGAAATTATTGTGTGCTGTAAAGACGAACTGGCGGAAGAAGTATTCGACATCATGCAGGACGTGATGACGCACTCAACTGGTTGGTATGCGTCATTGCCCCTTGCGGTAGATGGTTCAATCGCTCAACGATACGGGTGTGCGAAGTGATTAAGCTCTTATATGAGAGAACAACGCTCGATGGGAAGCCTAGTCTTTTACTGGACATTCGTAAAGCGTTAGGTATTCGTAAGGACGTCGTGGTAGAGGAAGAAGAAGCGTTAAACCACTTCTGCCGGTTTATTTTGCGGATTCATGTACCGTACTCCTTTAATAAAGCGTCATTATTTCAGCAGAAATTAATGGCAAGTTCTTTGCTTATAACAAAGGTATGGATATTAAGATGATTAAAATTCAATTTTCAATACTCGCTGACATCAGCGACGTAGAGCTGCTTGAGCGGATTATGGAGAAACTAAACCTACGAGGGATGCGCGGTAGAGTTACATTAGTAGCACGTGATGAATGGCCTAGCCACCGTCGTGAGCTACGTGTGGATGTAATGCCACGACCCGGACAAGAAAGCTACATGGCGAAGAAATTACGCCAGTTGGAACAAGACGGTAAATCAATGGTTAATGCGGTGATGATCATCGCTGAATTAGATAAATAGGAGCAACTATGATTGAGAATAATGTCGTTATTCGTTTTACTTCTTCACTTAATGCACGTGAATTATTAGACCTCGTTTTCGAAACCCATAAGGCAATGGGCTTAAGTTTATTGAATCAAGAGGTTGTATGGTTAAAGACTTCTCCGCAACCTAATGAATATAGTTTGGTTATTAACTTAGTGTTAACCACCCGTCAAGAAAAAGTCCTTAGAAGCCTATTTAAACGACGTGAATATAAAATCACGTGGAGTGATTTTGATAACATGGAGGATTAGCCTGTGGCAGCGAAGATTAAATTTAGTAGTACTGCGAGCGAAGATATACTATTCGCTCTTGCAGACGTTATTCGGACTGCGCTGGGATTTAGTGAGCGCAACGAGAACATGGTAAGAGTTGAGGTTAATGGGGAATCAACCGACTGGATAGACTATATTCTTGTTTTGGATTTCCCTCTAACTACGGCGCAAGAAGCGACTATCTATTTTCTGATGTGCAACGATAAGTATCGTATTCAATGGTCTGAACTACACGCGGAGTATAAGTAATGACTACATTGATCAACATTGTAGGGATTGCGATCGGCATACTGCTTATAGCGAAAGGAGTACAACTCGAAGACGTGTTACGTGGTGTAATAGGCGCCTTATGTGTGGTAGTTAACATAGGAAGTTTAGTACGGGAAGGATTGTAATGATAGCGACAAACACAAAAAGCAAAACAGCACCGGAAGACAAAGACTTTTGGGCCACCCCGAATGAGATTTATAACGGGGCATTAACGTATTTCGTACAAAAGGGATTACTCGACCCACAATCTGTTTATGTTGGCGATGTATGCGCTAGTAAACACAACGCTAAACATGAACGGTTCTTCACCGAAGAACAAGATTCTTTGCAACAAGACTGGATTGAGTTCGTTTGTGCTGTACGGTGTAACGGCGTGTTATGGTGCAATCCACCATATAGCCGAAAACAAAAAGAACGCTTCATAGCGAAAGGCATTCACTTCGCAGAAAACGTGAAGTTCGATGGGGCCGGGGTAATCATGCTACTACCGGCTGATACATCGACAGCGTGGTTCAGCGAGTGTGTTAAGCACGCCAAAGCGGTGGCATTTATCTGTAATGGGCGTATCAGTTTTATCAACAACAGTACCGGTGAACGAACAGACGGTAACAATTCCGGTAGCATCTTGGTGTTATTCGCTAAGCGCGATGATGATCAAAAAGTGGCGCGTACATTGTACGTAACGCGTAGTAAATTAGAAGAACTTGGTAAGGAGTAGCACATGGCTGGCACTTACTATTCACATTTAAGAAAAGTAACACGTGGAACAGTTGCGTTTAATGGGCGAAAGTACCGACACGACGTCTTAAAAGAATATGAAGGTCAAATGGTGGATGTAGATAACGCAGATTTAAAGGATCTAACGAAAAGAAAAATCTACACACGCGAAGGTAAATTTATTTGTGAAGCAACAATGAAGGAGTTAGGAAATGACAGAACTTAAACAAAAACCAGTAACAGTTAAAGTATGGAAGTTAACACGCGATAACGTCGCTAAAGGTATTCCGTAGTGGGTAACATTCGACGTGCTTAAAAAAGATGATGCACCCGATAGTTTTTCCCGTATGGATTTCGTGATGGTACTTAACACGAAACTCGGCCACGTGTATGCGAAGGAAGGGCAATATGTCGTGTTGCTTGCAGACGGTTATCTACAAGCGTGGCCGGAAGAATTGTTACAGTTATTATCCGAACCATTAGAAGGATAGTAAAAATGAATCTGTATCTTGAATTCAAAAACTATGGGAAGGATAGCGCAATTTTAATAAATAAAAACGCTATTATGTCAGTAAGCCCTCACCATAACCTAAACGCTACAGTGGTAAGAGTACTCTATAACAAAGAATTTCTTGTCGCAGAAAGTGTAGAAGAAGTTATTGCGAAGATGAAAGGAGCAAAGGATGACTAAATTTATCCAACTAAAAGAGCACCTAGCGACAACGGTTTATGAAGTTAATGTAGATCATATTATCTTATTTAACGCTCCGGAACATTGGGGAGGAACATTGGTACGTCTGATAGACAGTGTACAACTACACGTAAAAGAAAGCGTCGAAGAAATTAAGGCAAAAATAGAAGGAGCGAAGAATGACTAAATACGTCAAAAAACCAGTAAAAGTAAACGCTTGGCAACTAACAACAGAAAACATTGAAAACGGTATGCCTGATTGGCTAGCCTTAGACAAAGTGCGGATCTTTAATGGCGGCGCACCTTTCGCTGAAATCGAGACGCTCGAAGGTTTGATGACAGCGTCCTATGGTGATTTCATTATCCAAGGTGTAAAGGGCGAATTTTATCCGTGTAAACCGGATATTTTCTTAGCGACGTATGACAAAGCACCGGTGCTATTAAAGAACGGTAGCGAAGATTATTCCGTACTCGATGATCGTACCCTAGCCGGCAAGCTACGCGGAGCTAAGGAAGCGTATCAGCGATTAGGCTTGGAATCCTACAAACGTACGATCGAAAAGCAAGTAGAAGGTAAAGGCGTAGTGTTTGGCAAAAGCGTGATTACCATTGAAGGTATGAAAGGTGAATATTTAGTTTCAGATATGGAAGAGCAACTATCGCGTGCATCGTACGTGCCATTCCCAATGCTCGCCATCCGCAATATTAAAGTGAACGGGGAAGTAAGTAATAAATTACAGTACGCCAATCGAACTCATCCTAACGTTACCGTAGTCGGTGAGTATGTAGAAGGAACGAGAGGAGGCGTTGTATATGCCTAAGCGCGAACGACAAGTGGCGAAGATGATTACTTTCGGGATGATAACGTTAGCTGTACTAGCAGCGTGTACAGACGCGGAAAGGGAGCGGATTGTGCGCTTTAACAACGAGACTGACATTGTGTGCTATTCAGGGTCAGCTACGCCGGTGTTCACTGATAGATCTACAGGTCGCGTAGAATACTCGGAGAGCGGTGGCGGTGTGTATTACAAAAGCAAAAACACCGGTAAGTTTGTACAGTTGTACATGGACTGCGTGATTACAGGGGAATAATAGTATGACTAAACATTTCATGGTAGATATTGAGACGCTATCTACCGCAGTAAACGCAGTGGTATTGAGTGTCGGTGCGGTTGAGTTCGATCCATTTACCGATAAAATCGAACGAGAGTTCTATCGCGAACTCCGCTTAGATATGCAACACACTCGCAACGTTTCCGCTGACACGGTTCATTGGTGGGCTAAACAGTTAACTGAAAATAATGCCACTAACATTTTAGCGAAGGCGAATGCAGATAAGATACCACCGCACACGGTCGTATTTGAGTTGGCGGAGTTTTTTAAATGTGGTGGGTTGTACGGTACAACGCAACCGGAAGAATCCAAAAATATTGAAGTGTGGGCGTGCGATCCTGATTTCGACCTCGCTATCTTAAGTAACTTATATAGCGAACTAAACTTACCTGTACCGTGGAAGTTCTACAAAACGCGTTCGGTTCGTACAGCACGAATGTTAAATGAGGTCGCTGGTATTGAGGTGCCGAAATCACTTGCTACGCATAACGCGTTGGAAGACTGTATCCGCCAAGCGAGAGAAGTCTCTGGTCTGCTATCGACGTTGCACCGGTTAAGTCAAAACAAACAAAACCTTATTAACGCCTATGATGGGTTGGCGGCGTGTCGTAAATCAGGTAACGAAACACATCTCCTTAGTAATGTGGATAATGTGTTGTACCAAATTGGTAAAACATTTAGCTTACCGGCGGAAGTGGAATAATGATGAATAACATAAGAACCGAACTACTCGAACACACGAACGGGGTAGAAAACATAAAATCAGTGCAATTAGCTTTACATACGGATATACATAACCCCCATAATGTGTCGTTATTTCATCTTCCGGAAGGGTATAGTAGCGAACAACTACAATCGTTCTTATTCGAAATAGATCGTATGTACGATGCAGGGTACGGAAGACAAGAATTGTACGGGTTTATTTGGTGGAAAGATGGTACTTGGTCTAGTCGATTCGAATACGATGGTTCAGAGCGATGGGAGCATCATGTACGTCCTACTTATCCGTTAAATCGCGAAGAAATGTTGGATTTAATATGAAACTAATGCCCCAATCGCCGTCTTCGGTAAGTACGTATAACACTTGTCCGAAGCAGTACTATGCCAAGTACATTTCCAAAGAGGTGGTGTTTAAGTCCACGGCCGAGACCGAACGTGGAACCCGTTGGCATAAGCAGTTAGAAGAACGACTACGTGATAAGTTAGATTTACCGGAAGAAACGTCAGTATTCGAGCCATTAATACGCCGGTTAGAGCTGATGAAAGGTGAGAAGTTAGCCGAAACAAGATTCGGCATAACCGCAGATTTTAAGGCGTGCGATTACAAAGCGCGTTGGTATGGTGGTACGGCAGACGTAGTAGTACTTAACCACGAAGAACGCAAAGCCGTTATCTTCGATTATAAAACCGGCAAGGTTAAAGACAACGAAGACTTCCGTAAGCAGCTTACTAACTATGCGCTCATGGCGTTCATCGCCTATCCGCACATTCAGCAGATCCGTGTAGCGTATATTTTCTTGGACGCCATGAAATTTAGTCCGGAAGAAAACGGCCGAAAAGGAATGTTGTTTAAGCGGTCGGATATGGAGCAGATGAAAAGCGACTTATCGTTAGACATCGAACGTATCGCCTACTCCACAGAAAAGAACGAATGGTTGCCTAATCCCGGTGGATTATGTCGCCCTAACAAACCAACGGTTAATGGTGGGAAACCTTGGTGTCAAGTGAAGTCCTGCCCTTTCTACAATAAGAGGTAAAAACTATGTCAGAACAAAAATCACCACAAGAACGCTATGCGGAATTTATTAACAAAATCCGTGCGCAGTTTAATAAGAACGCAACGCACTTACAGGCAGCGGACAGTCGCTTAGAAGCTCAAGATTATGAAGGTTTCTTAGCACATTACGCCGACTTAGATAAAGACACGTTGATTGAAATCGTACAGGCGCAACACGTCAAGGTGAATGAGACTTATGGTCTTATGATGCAACGTCAACAAAACTTGGAAGTCATCCTAAAAGACTTAGTTTATTGTAAAAATGAAGAAGATTTCCTGAAACTCAAGAAAAAAGCAATGGCAATCGAGATGGCTAACCAACTTCGCCAACAAGGGATGAGCGAAGCAGACATCGTGAAAGCAGTCGAAAAAGCGATCGCCGGTGAGCCTTCTATTATTACTCAGCAGTAGGTGATTTATGACGTTACATGAAAAATTTTTAGAGTGGCATTTCCGCCAATATCCACCGGTACATCATCACTTCGATTACGATCAGTACACGAACGGAAATTTTAAAGATTACCGTGTACAAAATCGCTGGGAAGCCTTTCAAGGCGGATATGAAGCGACGAAGCAAGAGGAAAACGAACGATGAATAAGTTAGACATCGCTATGAGCGAAGACCCTTGGTGGCGAGGTTTTAAGTTAGGTGTGTTCGTAGGTATGGTAGTTGGATTCATTCTTGTAGGAATTTCGGGGTAGATTATGGCTAAACAAACACCGGAAGGGAAAGTCAAGAAGAAACTATTGGACTTTCTAAAATCGCTAGGTGGCGATTGCTTTTATTATATGCCGGTACAAAACGGTATGGGGCAGACAGGTATTCCCGATGTAATGGCGATTATTAAAGGTGTGCCTTTTGCGTTTGAGTGTAAGGCTACACCTAAACAACAGCCTACCGTCTTGCAGGCTTATGCACTAGATCGTATTCATAAAGCGCGCGGTTTTGCGTGGGTGGTAGACAACGAAAGTGTCGACCTCGCCATATTCTACGCGAAAGAATTAAGCAAAGCCGCAAGCAACAACGGGACGTACGGTGATATGGAAGACATAGACGCATTGAAAGAGCATGAACATGCTAAGGTTCTCTATCGCTGGAAAGACAAACTTGAGCCTGTGGAGTTCGACGGTGAGTGATGAGCAACTAATTCTTTCTCGTCAGCGCGTTTTAAACTTCGGTGAGGTTTTTACACCTTCTAAGGTTGTAAAGGAAATGTGCGACTTGATTCAATCGGAGTGCTACGATGAGAAGACCACGTTTTTAGAGCCGAGCTGTGGTACAGGTAACTTCCTTGTGGAGATACTTTCTCGTAAGTTAAGTACAATTATCGCAGATGGCGACAGCGATAAGGAGACAGAGGAGAAGTTTTATATGGCATTGGGATCTATATATGGCGTAGATATTCAAGACGACAATGTAAAACAATGCCAAAGTCGGTTACAAGAGTTAGCCGAAACAATGGCGTACGGCGTAGGGTTATCACTCTCAAAAACGGTAGTTAGTTCTATCCTTCAAAGTAATATCCGACGCGCCGACGCGTTAAAAGACACGGTGCTATTCGCTAAAGTTAGTGCGAACAAAACAGGTGTAGTTCTAAAATATCACGCAGTGAACTTACAAAATGGAAATTCAGAGTATAAGTTTTCGGTAGGGGTGACGGTATGGCACTTGTAGTTAAGGATAAAAAAGCCATAGTCCTAAAGGTGAGAGACCCTTCAAAGTACACTGAAGTACTTTCACAAGCCGGTATTAAATTTAAACAAGACGGTCATAACCTGGCCGTCAAACATAATGTCGATACACATAAAATCCTTGGTAATCTCGGTGCGAAACTCGAAGGTCTTGAACCTATGCGAGTGCAGTACGCCTATCCTAAGTTATATGGGATGTATGATCCGATGAAGCACCAAGCAGAGACAGCCGTTTTTGTCTCGCAAAATCCGAAGGCATTTGTACTTAATACGCAACGTACCGGTAAAACTGCGAGTTGCTTATGGGCCGCGGATTACCTCATGAAAGAAGGCATCATCGATAAAGTGTTGGTGTGTTGCACCGTGTCGAACTGTGGCACGTGGCTTAATGAAGTCAATGCCATATTCGCTAACCGTTGGGCGATGGTAGCACGAGGTAGCGCGTCGGTTAGACGGTCTGTTCTACGTCAGAAATGCGACTTTCATATTATCAACCACGACGGAATCAAAGTTGTGGCAGATATTTGGGACAACTACTTAACGGATAAGACACTACTAATCATTGATGAAGCACGCTTATTTAGCGATCCGAAGTCAGACCGCTGGGCGGTGATGAATGAGATGGCGACTAAGTGTAAGTACGTATGGGCCCTAACAGGTACCCCACTCTCAGGTGGCCCAGTGGCAGCGTATGGATTTATTAAGTTAGTCGCCCCTCACCGTGTACCGAAAACGGTTGGAGCTTGGCAAGCCGCTACCATGTTCAAGGTCGGTGAGCGGAAGTGGGTACCAAAGCGTGGCTGGGAAGATATAGTGTTTAATGCACTACAACCTGCGATTCGCTTTAACGCTGATGACGTATTAGATCTACCACCGTTGCAAATGATGTACAACGAGGCGGAGCTTACACCGGATCAGCAAAAAGCCTATGACAAGCTCCGTAACGAGGGAGCGATTCCTCTTCGCGAGGGTAAAGTCTCCGCAGCTAACGCCGGTGTGTTAGTGTTTAAGCTGTTACAGACGGCAGCAGGTGTGGTTAAGTTAGACCAAGATGGCGACGATGATACCGCGGTGTTGAAATTGCCACCGAAAGGACGGCTTAAAGTCCTCGATGAAATTATACAAGGCACTGACAACAAAGTTATTGTGTTCGCTAGTTTCAAGGCTGTGGTTGACTTGTTACAAGAACATTGTAATAAGAAGTACGGTTCGGTGTGGATCGATGGTCGTGTAACAGGTAAAAAACGTGACGAAGTCGTTCATAAGTTTCAAACTGATCCGAATATTAAAGTGCTTGTGGCTCACCCGAAGACCACTTCGCACGGGTTAGAATTCGCGGTGGCAGATACGATTGTGTGGTTCACGCCACATCATAGTTTAGAGCTTTACGATCAAGCGAATAAGCGCATTCAGTCTAAGCTACAGAAAAACAACATGGGTATTTACCACATCTTCTGTACTCCGTTGGAGCAAGCAATTTACCGCAAGCTCGCCAATGGTAGTGAAGCGCAACAAAGTTTTCTTGAGTTATATAAGCAAGAAATTGGTTTACAGTAAAAATTTTTCAGTATATAATCACCGTACTTAACAACAAAGAGGGCAATTATTATGGCAGGAAAAGGTAAATTCCTTTATATTTTTTCACCCGGCATGTCTAACGAAGTCACGGACGAAGAACACCGTATCTATATTGGCGACAGCGCCAAACACATGGACGAAGGTACGCAGTATTTTCCGTTAGGCAACTTCTCTACTGACGACTTACTAAAACTTAAAGCACAAATTGCTACAGCATTAGAATGTCGCATGGACTTAGACGACGTAACTGAGAAAAACTTAGAAGCGTTAAAAACAAAACTGCGCAGCGCAAAAACAGAAGTCATCGCGCAACTAGCACGTCAAACATTAGATCGTTTAGACGTTGTAGCATCTGATGAAAAACGTGCGAAGACACGCTTGGCTATTATCGAAGATGAACTACGTCATCGCATGGAAGAAGACGGTTCAGCAGAAATGAAATTCACCGGTGTACTTGGTGTTTCATATAAACCTGAGACAGTCTATAACGTTGGCGAAGAAGGCTGGACGCCGGTGTATAGCTCTATCGTTGCAGACAGTGTAGAGAAACAATTCACAGACGATGGTGTTGTACGAGCAATCGCTAACAACCAAGACGTGGCTGAGTACGTTGTTCGTGATATTGCAAACGACATTGTGGGAAGTATTCGCGATGGATTACGAAATGCGGAAGCATTTGCGATTTTACAAAAGCGTTTGACTAGTACAACGCTTAATGACTTAACTAAGCAAGGTTTAGATCTACCAAACGGGGTAGAGCAAAAAACATTGCAAAAACTTAAACTACGTAAACTTAAATAAATAGGAGTGATTATTTATGTCAGACTTAATGGTAATTGACATGGGTGCTTTACCCATCGCTTACGATGATGAATTGGCCCAAGAATTAACGAAAGACTTAACCGCAGGTCTTAGTGGTACTTTCAAACGTGCGCCACGTTTATCTATGGGTAATAGCGGGGATTGGGAACTTGTTACACCGGAAGGTGAAGCTATCGACTTAGGACGTTCAGTTAATATCGTCATCGTGGATCAACGTAAGGTAAACTCGCGTATTCACTACGAGAAGTCTTTTGATAAACAGAAAGAAGAAGGTGAGTTCGCAGCACCGAATTGCTACAGTACAGACGGTCAATACCCTGACACAAGCGTGGAAAATCCACTTTGCGAAAGTTGTAAAGAATGTGAGTTCAACAAAATCAGCTCTAATTTCCAAGTGGGGAATGTCCCATGTAATACCTATCGACGCCTCATTTGTGTATTAGTGCAAGAAGATGGTACTTTCTCTGAGCCGGTAGTATTTGAACCTAAATATAAATCGCTATCTGAGAAAACAGTAGTACGTGAGCGATACGGTAGCTACAGTTGGTATATGCAGACTTTGACTGCGCAGGTGCATCCTGTAACGAAAAAACCTATGCCAATACCAACCCAATTCGTAGTAACACATTGTACGTCTCTACCGAAGATGGAAGTTGCCACCGTGAAATTTGGTCTTGCGTCTAATGCGCAGGGTGGTTACTGGGTATTATCTAACGAACAACGCCAAGAAATTTTACGCTTGAAAGATAGCGAGGAAGTCCAAGAGTTGTTACGTCCGTTCAATGCAGCGTTTGAAAACCCTTCATCCGCAGGTCGTATTCCGGTGATTAACGTTGACATCGACGAAGCGGAAGAACAACCTAAGAAAGAAGTCACGAAAGAACAGACCAAGAAATCAGCGCCGGCGAAGAAAGCTCCTGAGAAAAAAGAAGCTCCTGCGAAGAAAGCGCCACCGGCTAAGAAAACTCGCAAAGTTGTGTTAGGCATGGAACACCCTGATGTGGTGAATACTACTGAGTATGACTATGCGGAACTCAAAGAATGGGCCGATGACGCAACGGAAGACGAAGTCCGTGAATTCTTAGCGGAAAACTTCCCTCAAGCATTAGAGCCTGTAGAAGTTGAAGTAGAAGATGCCAAAGAAGAATCTGCGGAAGCTTCAGCGAAGAAATCTGCAACTAAACGCAAAGCCGTGGAGAAGAAAGCCGAAGTGGCGGATAACGTGGTATCTAATGATAGCAAAGTAGATGATGAATCCGTGAAACAAGCCGAAGCATTGGCGGAAGACTTAGGTGAATTTGACGACTAAGATTAACTTATTATAAAATACTTCGCGGTGAGAGCAGACTCACCGCATTTTCTACCAATAAAGAGGGCAATATCAATGACAAACCCAATCTCACGTACAGTATTCATAATGTTGTACCTACTTACATCTGCTTACCCGCATTTTAAATTGCCCGATTGCAGAGTAAGATCTGACTTTTGTTCGTAGGTGCAACATTATGAATACTTTAGAACACCTCTCTCGCATATTACCAAGCTCCGGACTTAAGGTTATGGCTGTAATGCAACAGCGCGTTGACAACAACGGAGACTTAGTATTCAAGGCAGACGGTTCCCCTTCGCTTACTACGCGCCATAAAACGTTTAAAACAGTAGAAGACTTAGCCAAACGTATTGGTCTTATGTCCCATTCCAGTAACACAGTTTACATGGCTTTGGGGGGCTTTGACCCTGAACGAAGTTTTATTGATAAAGAGTTCGAAGGTAAATCCTATAAAGGATTCTCTCGCAGTGCGGACTTCACAATCGCTTTCAAAGCCTTTTGGTTAGACTTAGATGTTGGCGAAGACAAGTATGCCGAGAAAAAAGGTTATGCTTCGCAGTCTATGGCGATAGAAAAGCTATGGGAATTCGTCCACGCACTCGGACTTCCTGACCCTATCGTTATCAACAGTGGTCGCGGTGTACACGCCTACTGGGCCTTGGAAGAAGAAATCGATGCGCAGAGTTGGTTTAAGATGGCGAAAGTATTTGACGCCATTATTAAGCACTACGGACTATACGCTGACCCTGCGTGTACAATGGATAGAGCGCGTATTCTTCGCCCTGTAGGGACGATTAACCACAAGAATGGTAAGCGTGTTGAGCTTATCTCAGACGCACCGGATGTACCGTTCTCTGCGTTTGTAAATGCGCTTAAGCCTTACTATCGCGAACACAAGGCAGAGATAGAAGCCATTAAGGTAAAGGTCGTAGAGTACGTCAAGAAAGACCCGTCCTCGTTTGTCGATCAAAAGCCTAAGCACGCGAAGTATTTCTTGAAACGCTGCCAAGTAGCAAACTTTACGCTATTCGGGGATAACCCCGTAGCTGAACCGGTATGGCGCGGTGTGCTTGGTGTAATGCGCTACTGCGAGAACGCAGATAAGCACATAGAGACCTTACGTAGCAAGTGTAAAACTCGCTTTCCGGAAACTACTCGCTTTGACGAAGACCGCACCGCAGAGAAGCTACAACGCTTTGTGGATATGGATATGGGGCCGACAACTTGCTCCTATTTCCAGCGTGAATGCGGTGAGCTATGCGAGGGGTGCCCTTACATGGCGGAGGGTCGGATAAAAACCCCTTTAACTTTGGCGGAGCATTATGAAGAAATCCCAGTCCCTCAATACAACTTGGAGATCGGAGCGTTGGAATACCCAGTGCAACCGCAGAGCGCAAGCGAGGGAGAACGCGGAGATAAAGTCGCAGAGACTAGCGGAGCTACAAGTACAGAACAGAGCAGTAACGGCAGCGATAATGGCAGATGCAATAGCGCAGGTAATGATGGCACACCGCAACCGCCATTCCCGTACAAACGATCCGCAAAAGGATTAGTGGTTACGGAGAACGACCAAGAGATCGTGTTCTTCCAAGGCGACTTGTTCCCAATCATGACAAAGTTCGTAGAGGTCGTGGATGGCGAGCAGAGTGTGATGGTTAAGTATATGCTCCGCATTGGATTGAACGGCCAGTACCAAGAGATTTCGTTTTTCATGAAAGACTGGTACGCACCCGACCGCCTTAAACAACGGCTTGGTATGGCCGGGGTATCCATTAAAGACAAACACATGATTACGCTCATTAACTATCTACGGGCGTATCAGAATGAGGTTCAAGAAAAAATGACGGAAGTAAGACAGATGCAGCACTTCGGGTGGGTAGATGACACCCAACAGTTCTTACTAGGTAACAAGCTATATCAACGAGATGGCGTTGTTACTGTACAACCACATCTTAACATTAAGAACTATTGTCGCTTGTTCCGCCAATCCGGCACGCTTGAAGGGTGGAAGAACTTAATGCGACGCTTATCAACTTACGGAGCCGTAGAACAGCAAATCTGCGTACTGAGTAGTTTCGGTACAACCCTCATGCGCTTTACTAACTACAACGGCATTTGGTTGCACTTAATGACTAAACCGGGGTACGGTAAGACCACAACCCAAGAAATGATGAACGGCATTTGGGGACACCCTAGCGAGCTTTTATTAAACGCGAAGGACACGGTGAATGCGATTGAAGAACGTTTCGGTAGATGGTGTAATCTTGGCGTTACTATCGATGAGCTATCTAACTTAGATCCACGTGTTACCTCGGATTTACTCCTAGGCGTAACGCAGGGGCGCACAAAACGTCGCTTAGACACTAATATGCGTGAGCGTATGGATAACTTGTCTTGGCAGCTTATGGTGCTTTCTAGCGGTAACTTCTCACTAATCGACCGCATTAATACTGCGAAAGAAGATGTGGCTGCGGAAATCTCACGTACGTTAGAGTTTAAGTTGCCTAAGCCTGTACTCTCCGTCCACGAGGGTGAGCGACTAATTAAGAACCCGATCCGTGAAAACTACGGTGTGGCCGGGGCGGAATGGATTAGTAACCTTGTAAAAATTCCACAAGATGATATTCAGGCTTTGATCGACACTACCATTGAGAGCTTTAGTACACGCCTTGAAGCGACTTCTGACGAGCGCTTTTGGATTGTAGGGTGCGCGGTTATCTACGTCGCAGGGGTACTAGCGAACAAGATGGGATTAGTTGAATGGGATATGCGAGCAATCTTCGATACGCTGATTAGTATCGTAGAACACAACCGCGTATCACGTAATACCTACGAGTTTAGCCCGACCGATGTGTTGTCTAGCTTCTTGGCGGATAACATTCGCAATACCGTGGTAACGGACGTTGGTCTTCAAGAAGGACAACTCATGGTTCGCATGGCTCCTACCGGCACCTTAAATGTACGCTACGAGCAAGATAGTGGCATGGTGTATATCCGCACCTCCGCGCTGAAAGAATACTTGTCTAAACGCAACATCGGTATCAACTCAGTCAAGGACGCGTTGACGCAACGTGGGCTGCTTACCCATGCGAGCGCACGACTTATTCTATCCAAGGGCTTACCAAATACCACAGGTCGTACCTACTGTATGGTGATTAAAGCCGACGAACTCGTGAAGTCCACCTATAGTAGCCTACTGGAGGACGCAAGTGAGTAACTGGCACGCGTTTGGTAAGAAGGCCGATACGAACGGGGGGAGTGAGAATACTACCCCTCACCCGACGATGAATCTACATTTAGTAATTCGTAAGGACGGTAGCCAGCGTATTGAGCAACTGGTTGAGTACCGAAGCAGCAAGGGTCTTGTTGTAAGTACAGAATGGGTAGAAATACCTGTAATTTATGAATAGGAGAAATTAATTATGACCCAGATTGTATGGGACGGACGCTTTCTTGTCGCTGACCGGAAGTGTTTCCGTGGCACAAATGTGTACACAGCGAAGAAACTGCGCGTTAAACACCACGGTACGAAAAGCGCAGCATTCGCTTTTTCCGGCACCTTTGAAGAATGTAATATCGCTGACCAAATTATGATGGCGGAAGACAATCGCGAACTCATAGAGCAAGCTAAGTCTATTCTTACCAACCCAGCGGAAAGTTGGCACGGAATTTATGTGGAGACCCGTGGGAATGAGCAACCGAAAGTTTACGCGTGTAACTTACTTGGTATGCTTGAAGAGCTTCCTCCTAACACATTCTTCGCTGTAGGAGCGTGCGCAGATGAACTTATGTTTGCCTATCGCACATGGCAAGCGATCGCTGCTAACCTCGACAAACCGGCTCACACCCTATTTGTCTATGAACCTACGCAGCCGGAAGAAGAGGTAGAATTAGTTAAACGTCGTGCTACGGCATTGGCGTGCTTTCTACGAACTGCATTGAGAGGATCGTACTACGACCAGTATGGCTATCCGTTTGATGTTTACGACGCAATTACGGGGAATACATTATGTGTCTAAAGATGTGTCGTTACTGCGGCGAGATGAAAGAAAAAGACCAGTTTGAGCGCGGACATGGTGGCAAACCTACAAATAGATGTAAAGCGTGCGCTACGTTTTATTACAGAAAGAATTACCGTAAAACTGAAAATGGAACGAAAATGCTACTTCGCGGACGCGTAAATTCCTTGCGAAGATTCTGCGAAGAGCGAGGGTTAGAACTCACAATATCCGTCAAGAAAGGAGACGAAGAATGGACTTAAATGGCGTAAAGGCGTTACCCACCGGTAACATTATTAATTTCCATAACCCCGGTGATTATAAATTCGATATAAGCGAAATCGCACAGCTACTTTCTAAAGTGATTCGCTTTAATGGGTTTGGTACAGACGTGGCTACGCATAGTTTATATGTGGCTGAGGTACTACTGGATCTAACCGGCAACCCTCATATCGCATTACTCGGTTTGTTACATGACGCTCACGAAGCATACACCGGAGATATTACCACGCCAATCAAACATATCCTCGGTAAGAAGTTAGAAGACTTAGAGCGTATGGTGCAACGTGCTATCCTTTGGCAGCTAAATGCAAAACATGAAGATGGCTTAGGGGCCGAGCGCTTGATCAAACTCGTTGACTTACTCGCTATGCGTGAGGAACTAACTGCCATGGTTACGGCAGGTCGCTATAAACTAGACAACGAAGGCGTATGGGAAGAAGCACTCCGTCCAGTGGCGAACGTGAATATACTTGGTATCGTGAACTTTCCTTCGCAACGTAGAGACGTAGCTGATTTTATTCAGTTTTATGACTACTTGTGCGAGCAAGCGAGCAATACTACTATCTCATATATACCGGAAGAATTGTTTATATTAGGCGAGATGTGTATATTCAGAGTCGCACCAAAGGCGTTAATCAGTCAACTATGATAAGGAGATAGTATAATGGAAGATTTACCTATAGAAGTTAAACCGGTTTACCGCTCTGACAACCAAGTGGAAGTCTATATGATGGGATCCGTACTGCAACAAATATTATTAGTCCGAGGTGGTAATCACAAGAGAGGACAACTTATTTCCTTTGAGATTAACCGTGATCGTACGGGTGAATTTAGCGAATTTGAACGAGAGTTATACTCCGTGATGATAAAACTGAGATTCTTCCCTGTACCTAGCTACACGTTGCGCCTAAGTGGAGAGCAACCAAACACTTCATCCTTCATTAATGAACACAATACACGTTGCTACGTAGCAGGTGCCGATATAAAGATCCATAACGTTTATCATGAAGATAATGCCGTTTATGCGGAAGTTACAATCCTTAATTACCTAGAAGCGAAACAGACCACTCCGGTGCCGTTCGAACAACTATGCGGAGAAGCAACACCTAACAAAGAACTTCGCGATGAAGATACGGAAGAATCGGCTGTGGAAATAAATTCGACACCTGAATACTATAGCGAACTCAACACCCAAATCGGTGGCGACCATTACGCTAAATGCGCTATTCAGCCTATTGACTACATTATGGCTAACGGCCTTGATTATCTTCAAGGTAATGTCATTAAGTACGTAACTCGTTATAAAAACAAAAACGGCGTGGAAGATCTTGAGAAAGCAGCGCATTACTTGCGGATCATGATTGAACGGGAGAAAGCGAAAGATGCGTCTAACACTTAAAGGATATTGTTTTGTTTCGGTGGTAAGTATGTTAGCGCTGTTATGTTATTTGCCATCTGTTTACAAGGCTTACACAACTGTATTAACCATGGCGCATTTTACCGTGCTTGAACTAATAGGCACGGGGTGCGTGACGGTTATTGCGACCACGTTGCTAGTAACATTTGTTATCGCAACACACCAACTTTTTATTAACCTCAAACATAGGAGAGAAAAATGAGTACCAAATACGGCTTGACCGAAACTTATCTACAAGAACAAATCAAAGAAACTAACTACCAACACTATGGCGACACAGGAACACTATGTGTCATCACGCTAAAGAATGGTTATACCGTTACCGGAACAAGCGGATGTATTGACCCAACTATCTTCGCAGAAGACATCGGTGAGCGTATTGCGTTTGATAATGCGTTCAACAAACTTTGGGAAATCTTAGGTTACGGCGAAAAACAACGCTGGTATGAAGAAGTGCAATTAAGTTGGAAAGAGCGTGTTGAGCTTGAGTTCCGTCAACTAGACGACCGCCTAAGTAAACTACACGCCTTATTATTCCAAGCGGACGGCGTGTTCAATCCTCGCCCAGAGTTCATCGCCGAAGAACAATGGGAGCTTATGAAGTCGCAACATACCGCCATGAAAGCCTACAGCGATATTTTGCTTGCTCGCTTAAATAACGCCTAACAAAAAGGCCGGGGATTAACCCGGCCTTTTTCATTTCATCTTCTTGTTCAGCCAGTCCTTGACCACTTTCCTTGTCATACTCGGTAGCATCTGCATAATGACTTCCAACACCACCGCACCACTCGCACCACCTACGACCGATAGTAACCCACTCAGCCACTGATTGAAGCTAGATCCGAAGTGGTAAGCCACGGCGACACCGATGAATACGCCTAATGCTACGTCAAGCGAACGAGGGCATAATGCCTTTTCTCGATCAAACTCCACACTCGCCTTAAACGACCCTAGTACCGCGCCAACAAGAATGACAATGTCATCAACATAATTCGCCAATTCATTGATCATTTATCCCCTCACATCGTAATACATATAGTACAGCTAGCATAAACCACACGCTCAGCACTGTACTTACAACTAACTGTATATCGAGTGGGGGATATTCAGTCGCATAGCCATTCGCAATTATTGCTTGGTGCAAAGCCCCTAGCAGTAACGCAAACGTCTTGAATATTTGGTGTGGTCGCCCATGCGTTAGCAAGCCTAAACCGGCGAATACCACCGCAAGCGCACACAACCAAATACCCATCGCAATTTGCGACTGAATGCTGGCTGGGATATTCACGGCCTCTATGTTGAACTCTTGAATGAGTAGCAATACTACCCACAGTACACTGACTAATGTATTTAAGATCTGTGCAGGGCGTGTATCTCTACCGTACATTAAAGACAAGATCGCACAAGCCATAGAATATCCCTCATGTTATGCGGTGAAGTATCGTGGTTCGGATGTTAGATTAAACGCCGGAACCACAAAGCGATAGTTTGGCTCTTCGCGATCTGCGCCATCATACGACACGTGTACGCGATACACACCGGAAGGCATAGTTGGCAACGCAGATCCTTCAAACGCGAATGTATCTTCACTGCCATTATACACCGCCACCGTATCAAGGTTGAATGTCTCCAATACCGAACCGTCCGAGGAATCTAAACGCTCAAAGCGAAGTTTTAAGTCGATACTTTGCCATGTCGCAAGGTGGCTATCTTCTACCGGTGCGGTATGGATAACCGTACGACCTGATGGTGAAGTCGGCATTTCTACGCCGTTGGCCGTAACATTTATTGTAGGGTAAGGTTGCAACGGAATAACGTAGTTCACTGTTTGCGAAGTTAAGATCGGTTTATCCGGCTCGTATTCAGAAATCACTTTTGGCGAGGTAAAGGTCACGGTGCGTTCGGCTTCGGATAACGCGTTGAACGCTTTAACGCCTTTCACTGGCCCGTTGGTGGATAAACTAAACTCTTTAATCTCATGCAGTTGCATAGCTTCGGCAGAGATAGTGATTTTAGTTTCTTCCGGAGATGCCACGTCTTGTAGCTCCGAAGTAATATTGATCGTGTTTGGACGTGATTCGCCACGTTGTCTCAACTCCAATTCCTCAATGCGATAGATTTCGTTCGAAGGTGGAATCTTCACAAACGTATATAAGAAGTCTACGAAGTGGGTGTCCGTATCTTCGGGAATATCGACTTCTTGTAGAACTAACGACGGCGGTGTTTTTGGTTGTTCATCCGGACGTGGGCGTGGTGTAGATGGTCGCACGCCAAGAGTTGCGATGTCGAACTCATATCCGCAACATCCATCGGGTTTGGCTTCGAGTGGATTGAATCCAATAAAGTTGTTTACGACAACACTCATATTTACTCCTGTTTTGAGGTTAAAGAAAAAGTGCCTCCTTACGAAGGCACCGAATAGACTTAGTTAGGAATGGTGTAACCTAAGAAATCACCGCTAAGTGAGGTTAGTTTGATTACTTGCGTGTCTTCTTTCACTGCATCACGACCGATTTCATCAATCACATCGCGAACGCCAAGGTAAACCCCATCAGATTTTTTAGTGAGTAAGTTACCTGCTTCTTGTGATAGGGAAAGCAACGCTGCCAATGAGGTCGTGGCTTCCTGACGGTTTTCACCGTTAGCGTCAGTGACAATCGCTTTTAGCTCGCCGGTTTCCGGATCGTAACTTAACGAACTAACGTGAAGATCAACACTATTACTCACTGCGACAAGTTTATTGCCACGGATAACTACCGTAGTACCGTCCACGGCGACATTTAGTCTACCGTTATCAATCTCAAGACCTTCTCCAGTGTCTTTATCAGTAATAACCTTATGTTCAATCATCGTCTATACTCCTTAATCTTCCACAATGACTTGAATATATTTCGTGTTCACAGAATCCGTAGATTTCGCGTCTGCGGCGACTGTTACACGCCCTGCCGAAATAGCCGTCTTACCTTGCGAAGACGCTGCGTCAGCGTAATTATCCGTACTAGTGAACTCCACCGTCGCAGCAGTACCGGCTCGAACGGTGATAACGAGTTTTTCATCTACTCCCGTCGGCGATGTTCTGCTATATGTACCACCGATAAGGCGATCTTCATCATAACTTACCGTCGTAGGAATAATGAGTAGCTTGCGTTGTTCAGTGGACTTACGTTCTTCACGATAAGTATCTTTTTTAGTTACTGTACAGCCGTCTTGACGCGTTACTGTAATTGCGCGCTTACGCGGAGTGATAGAGGAGACGAGACTATACGTTTGCCATCTACAGTTCGTACCCACCGGCCGACAACTAAAGGTGAATGCTTCTACATCGCCAGTGATTTCTAGCACACCACCTGTGAATGTATAAGCTCCCTTCCCATTTTTCACTGCGTTATGAGCAGGGTCGATAGAATAATCTGAACGGTCGCCTACAGTTATTCTCGCTGCACTTACAGTGTCATTCGAAAGGATAAAACCTTCCGCGTAGGCGTTACTTGTTTCTTCATACCCAACCACAGTGGACGCACCGTCTAGCTTAATTCTTAGGCCTTTTAACGATCTACGCTCCGCCATGATGTTTAACTGCGCACGTCCGCGTGGTGGAATGAGAACTGTACCGCTAAAGTCAACAGGTACAGATTGCACCAACACAGTGTTGTGATCTAACTCAGTCGCAGTGATTAAAGGACAATCTACGCTAGGAACGTAGGTATCGTCTTTCTTAGTTTGCGCAGAAAGAATCAACGTCGCGGTGTTGTTTTTACCGTCTAAATCCAAGCTGGTATTTGGGTTTACCGCAGCGGTGAACTGGAAAGTACCTGCTTCGCTTGGTACGACTTTAAAGCGAACTGTGAACGTACCACCGCTCGCAAGACCTTTAATGTCATAAGACAGTTCCCCGGTCTTGTCGAAAGAATCAACGTCTTGTTTAGCTTCGCGGATGTCTTGGAGGGTATATCCGCCACCGTTAGGCTTGTTGATAACTAAGTTAGTTAAGTCGTTTTTTCCTTCACCGGTGTTTGTTACGGTTACAACAACATCGAAGCTATCATCCGTAAACGCCGTTACTTTGTTCGCAGTGATGCCGACCCCTACCTCTTGGAAGATAGACTCCAGCGCCGTTAAGCGAACGCATTGTCCGTCTTGTTTTGCGAGAACTACCGTCCCTTTTTTCCACGCAGCTTCCGGTAATTGGTCGATAGCGTCGCAGTCTAAGCCTGCACCGCCACTATTAATCGCTTCGAGCTTATTATCGCTATTCACGCGGATTGTTGTTCCGTCAGCTAAGACATTTACTTTCTTCGCCACTGGGTCGATACCCAAGGCTTCACCTAAGTCGTCACCTGTAACGACTTCTTTTTCAATCGCCATATCTACTCCTTATGGTTGGATCGCACCAACTCTTGCCCCACCGATACTATTTAACTGCTCAAACTTCGCGAGGGCATCTTCCAAAGTCTTAACGCGTGCTTCTAACTTCGCTAGATCCGCAGCCGTTACGACACCTTTAAGTGTAACAAGACCGGTAATAGGATCGACCGAGAAGTTATCCGAACTCAAGTTCATCGTAATTGGGTTCTTATCTGTACCATCACCCTTGATAGGTAAGTAAGTTTTTACCCCTGCGCCATCACACGAAGGTACCTTTGTCCCTTTGGGTAAAGCGCCACCTTCGCAATCCTGTAGGCCGGGTTGGAGCTTACCTTCTTCAATGAGTTTATTGATATAGTTTTCGACTTGGTCTTTCGTCATATAGACCGCATCGCCACATCCTCTGCAAGCCATGGTTGCCCCCTATTTTTGCTTAATGGCGCGAACGATTAAGCCGATTACGCCTAGCGCAGAGACAAAGTAAGGTTTCCAAGTCTCCGGTAAGAAGTTCGCAATCGACTGAACATTATCGGATAGTACCGGTGTTACCGCCACGGCTGACAATACCCATGTACTCCACGATTTTGCGTAGTCTTTAAAGCTGAAAAATTGCATAGCGCAATCTCCTTATTGATAGAACGGCACTTTTTTGCCGTTGATTAACATAAAGCCAGCAGGCTCACCTAAAACTGCACCTACGCCCCCCATGACTGGCGGTAGAACTTCCACGTCCACCGTGTTAGGTGGTGTTGTAGCGTTACCATAGGTACTATCTACTCCGTTCTCACAGCACTCGGTTTGGCAGTCAAACGCTGCAAAAAGCTCATCGCTAGGAGTAAACGTTACACAACTTCCAAGAGGGAAACGACGTGGCTTAGTACCACTTAAACCGCGCTCAATCGCGATGTTACCTTGGAAGTTTAAGACTTTTACGACTTCATAGCCGGTAGTGTCTTGGATCAATAATGTCGTCCAGTCGTTAGGCGATAGACGATTCAAAATTTCAGTTGGGTTAGAGAGCGGAATGGACTTATCATCCGCCTCCAAGATTGCCGTGAGATTACCCACATAACCCGGCATTGTCTTCGCGACCATGTTTAGCCTCCGCAACAATTATCATGTTCAGGGATGATGACCTCGGCGACGTGTAGTTTGTCGCGTTTGTCAATTTGGAACTTATACACTTCACACCCTCTTGATTTTACCGTCGCGACATAACGACCACAGGCAAGCTCAGCGAATTGGTTATCAAGGATAAAGCGTACGTTTCCGTGTTCATCAGAATCGAACATATCATACACTAAAGTTAGTGGTGGTTCACGTTTTATCTCTACACGTCGGAACTCTCCGCATGGTGTATAACCATAACAGTATTCAGGCGGCTTCTCGCACTCAAGTAGCGTGATATGTAACGATAAGTCGTCGTAGCATAAGTGCGCCCCACTTCGGCGGAGGCGCAACTTTATTTCATTGGTACGGCTGTCAGCTCGGTAAATCATTCGATCCCCTCTATCTCTCTTATGGACTTGATAAATTTTACGTTGTCTTTAAAGCGTTTGTCCTGCGATGCTTTTGTGTTAGATAACGCATGGCGGTAGCTCGTAATAGACTTCAATATCTTCATCTCTTTGTCGTCTAACTCATACCCGTTTTTCTTCAACCACGTAGGCGTTGGGTCGGTGTTATCCTTACCCTTCGCTTTGATTGCGATAGCGGTCAAGTCGCTATAACGGTCATTCATGTAAGTTTGCGACATCGCATAGGCGATTTTATCCCAACCTCGCTCTTTACGGTAGGCAGAACTCACGCCAGTCATGGCCTCCCACATTGTCTGTTTAGGCTCGTCTTCGATCACGGCTGTTAAGACTTTTTGGAACACACCCTTAGTCCAACCGGTCATAAGTACTTTCGTCTCTTCCGGTGTAAGGTTCGCTCTTATTCCCATGAAATCTGCATCATAAAGTGCGGTAGCGAGACGACCCCATGCCGGGTCGGTTGACTTCTTGCCGGTATCAGGCTTGTAGTCCTTAAAGCTCGCGAGCTGTGAGTTTAAGCGGTTGCCGAAACTATCTAACCCCATCGCAGCCAAGGTAGGATCCTTGAATGGCTCAGGAACAAGTGGGAATAACAACAACGCAGCTTTTTGGAAAGGCGTAGTACCATGGGCCACCGGTATAGACACAGGCACGGCGTTGTCCGATAAGCTATCAAGGATAAAGTCTTTCGCTTGGCTTGCAGACCACGCCCCGGTCATCACCTGTACGGCAGATACACCCAACGCATTCTCAACGTTACCGGCACCATATTCCACAGGAAAACGGATAGCACCGTAGCCACTCTCCGAACAACCTACTACGATAGGAATATCACGGAGAAGTTGGTATGGGTTCATGCCGGAGATTGGGTTGCCTAACTGCTTACTATTGTCATCGCAAGCGAAGTCTGCGATTGCACGCGCGAGCATATTTAGCGACACAGCGATAGCCACATTATTCACCATACGGGAGGTACCTTTATGCGACCACTTATAGCCGGGTAAAATACCCAAGAAGTTATCATCAGGGTTATTCGTCTGTTCGAGGTAAGCGTGTTGGAATGCCTTAGCACCTTGCGCGATCGCATTACCGAACATCGTGTAATTACGGATATATCCCATCAACTTACTTGCTCCACGCTTGTTAAAGTTCATGAAGTGTAAGTTTGCTTCAATAGCTTTCTGCGGATCCATACCGAACGTGCCGGTGAGCAAGTCGTACATCATGAGCGACGACACCAACTCTTGCGACATCGTCATCGTGGACGCAGTGTCTAAAATAGCCTTGGCCCCGTCAGCCATTCGCGTAAAACGTTTACCGGCAGCAAAGCGTAACTTCAAGTCCGTGCTGGTGTTAATTAAGTCTTCGACACGCGAGGAAATACCACCTGCCTTATACATCATCTCTAACTTCGCAAGCTCTGCGAGTACGGCGTTACGTTGCGCCGGTAAATATTTACCTAGAAGCGTTGCCGCTTTCTCTGCGTACGATCCGTTATCCACCAAGCGTTGCGCAAAGAGGATTGCTGCTTTCTCTCTAGCGAACATTTTGAAAGGACTAAAGATTGTCTCTTGTACTTTGTTCTTGATCAAGAACGCTTGTAGCTTAGCCTCTTTAGCGTAGGTATCTATGGCCCCATTACCTTGGAACCACTTTTGACCTTCCGGCGACATCGCTTTGACAAACGGACTACTTTCGGTAAACGCCATCAACTGATTAAGTTTTTCGTTGTAGCCTTTGTAGGCGTTGATAACACTAAAGCCAAAGGTCGTAGTAAGACCGGCAGACGCCAAGCGAGTGAGTGAGGACACAAGCGCAGGGATAGCGCGTAGCACAAGATTATCCGAAGGCATAAATCTCGCAATGTTTTCGCCAAACAACGCACGGTTAGCTTCTTCGTTAGCGAAAGAGACTTTAACTACTTCCGTATCGATTTTACCTTTGTTATTCACCTTACGCTCAATAAGAATACCGTTTTGTTTACTGTACTCAGGCGTGTTACGTTTATAGACTTTTATTTTGTCAGGGTGTGTTTTGCTCATTTCTAGCATCACTTCACCGACGTGTTTCGCAGCATACTGTTTAGACATTAACTCAATGTGCCACGTTAAGTTTTCACTCGCTGTACCACCATTAAACGCCCGGCCATTTTGGCGACTTGAATATTCCGCTGCCTCTTGACGAGAGACGAGTTGGTCGATGTTGTTTGCGTTCGTTACATCGTACACGTCCTCGATAGCATTACCTTGGCTATCCTTGGCGTTGATATTGTACACGTTGCGGACTTTACCCATCGTACCGGTTTCCCATTCTTCGCTAGTCGCTTTGCCAATAATTTCTTCACCAATAAGATCGACCGCTTTTTGGTAGATTTCTTGGCTAAGGCGAACGTATTGCTCCGCGATAGGCATAATGCGTCCTTTTACCGTAGCTTTCACATCGCTAGTTTTGTAGCGGTAGTGCGTAACCATTTCGATTTTTGGATCGCCGGTATTCTCGTCAGTGCCTAAGTAACGGCGCACCGTGTATGGCTCTTTGGTTAGCGATGATACGTCCTCGTCGATGAACCCTTGGTCTTTAAGTTGTTTTAATTTGGCCTCTGCCTCCGCCGTGGTAAAGCCATCATGACCTCGCCAGTTCTTACGGCTTGTATCGTTCTCGCTCGCCGGCACCAAGATTTGGTCGTCTGACTTGTCGAACATATCTTGGATCTTAACCATTTTCTCTAATTCTTCCGTATAGCGTTTATACTTAGCGACGATATAAGACGGTACGTCTAAGTTCATGATACGGTTGTTTTCCAAGTATTCCTCGTACTCACGCTTTTTATCCAGTAAACCCGGAACATGGCGAATGAATTTGCCATTTTGGTCGTAGATGTCATCACCGAAGATAGTACGGTCGATGTTACGGCGTATCTTTTCGTTACCGCCAGTAATAGCACGTAATGAAGACGTTGTGTCTTGGATTAGGTGGTCTATCTGTTTACGGTTCTTACGTTTCGGGAATAGGTCTTTATTCTCCGTTACGAAGTCAAGCATACTACGCTCGAACTCTTTCGCTTTCTTACTGTATTTTCTCGCTACCTGTTGCGCACGGTTTGAGAACGTAGCTACAGCGTTGGATAGCTTACCTCCATTACCTTCCGGATCGAGGTCGATAATAATCTGCATGGAGTCTTGCACCCACGTCCACCATCGTGATAAAGCGTTTTGACCGGCGGTCGTAGCTTTCGCAGAACGCGAACCATCACGGGACGGAATGGAACCAGTACGGCTAATATCACCGCCGACAATGACATCGCGGAAGTCTTTCGCTTTCTCGACTAACTTATCAGCGATTGAAAACGACACCGCCCCGGCCAAAGCAGAATCAGGTGAGTGCATAAACTCTAACTCAGCCTTAGCTAACTCACGCATTTCTTTACTTGGGACGATTGCCTGTTTAGCTTCATCTAACAAAGTAAGCACTTGTTTATGCGTAAAGGTAGGCTTACCTAAAACTTTGCGTACGATATTTGCCATCGCAGAAAGTGCTTTCTCTACGAAAGATTTAGTCTCACCACGTAGCTCTCTAGGTACAGAAATGCCGTAGCGTTGTTCAAGCGAAGCGACGTTATTGGATTCTAACGCAGCACCTAATTCAGCGAGTGCTTCTTCAACGGCTTTCTCTTGCGTAATCTCCGTTAACTCATTATCCGCGCGGTCATTTCGGATAGCGTTGGCAAGTGAATTAATGAAAGCGTTATTGCTCACATCACTTAAAACTTTACCCAATTTTTCGCCGTGTTTTACATCGAGGCCTTGGTGAAAGAGTTCATGCCAAGCTACCCACGTAGCGCGTTCTTCGGCGGAAAGAGTTTTATCGGCACGGATATTATCAGCGACAATATAAACCTGTTGACTATCCGCATCATAGAAACCTTCCACGCCGGCATTACGTAGCGTGTTAAACGCGCCTTCGTTATCAAAGTCTTCTTTCGTAACAAAGCGGATATTTTTACTTAAATCACCTAACGCCTTTTCCAAGGTGGAAGACAATTTATCCACAGAAATACCCTCAGCCTTAACATCTTTCGCAGCCTTACTCCACTTCAATGCTGAACGCTTAAACTGCGTACGCTTACTTGTGTTTTTAGTAGGCTGTGTTGCTTTGCCATCTTCTTGCGTAAGTACGTACACCATCGCACCATCTAACTTATCCACCGCCTTATTGTAAAACGCGGTAGGAATGTTAATGCAACCATGCGATAAGAAATTGTCGCTTGCGGTTGCGGTGTCTAAAGCTGCTTTCCGTTCAGGCAAATTCACAACACGGTGCATAGCGATAACACGTCCATCAGAACTACGCGCTTTCTTACCCGTTTCTTTGTCGGTCAAGTCTAATACGCTGTCCCCAAACACACGGCGATCTGTTGCGGTAAGTTGCTTCGTATCCACTTTGTGAAGTTGGAATCTACCGCTTGGCGTATTCCCGAACGCATTAGAATCACCTTTGTTCTTACCAAAGATTGCGTTTTGAGAATCTAAGACTTTCCCCTCCGGACTAACGACTAAGATTTTGCCGTTCTCTTTATCCGCAACCACGAACGATTTACCGCCGTGGTCTTTGTTAGCCACAACCCAATTAATAGTATCGCTGGCTTTTTGCGAGGCACCTTCGATTTTCTGCGACTGGGTAAAAGTACCATACCCCGTATGCGCATGAGCGTCTTGTGGGATAGTCATTGACCCAACGGCAACCACGGCAATAACGGACGCCAAGACTTTATTCAGGTAGTCTAAGAATTTACGAAGCAAAGATTGTGGATCTACACTCTCACGTACTTCCCGATCCGTTGCCATACCGGCGAGGTCTTGGTTAGAGGCACGCTCTTGCCCTAAGACTTTCGCAGCCTCCTCACGGATTTCTTTAGCTTTGCCACGGAACTGATTACGACGAAGTGAATTTTTAACCGCCTCTTCCTGCGTATTCACCTTGTCATCTTCAACTGCTTGCGCATGAGCGAGAGTTTCGGTAGCAACCGCTTGATAAGATTCGTCCTCTACTAGCTGGTCGAAGAACTCCTCCGTAGTGGCGTACACTGGATTGCCTTTAAAGTCGAAGCCCAATAAGCCATCTTTTGTGCCCTCAAAATCCTTATGCGTAGGGTTGTTCTTATGGAACTTAATATACCCACGTTTCGCCGCCTCAAAGCTAGAATCTCTCGCTTGTGGCGTAGCGCGGAAGAATGCCTGTCTAATGTCATCTTCACGATCAGGGTGCTGTTTAAGTAAGCGATGTGCTACGGCTTGATTTTGACGTAGATCAACATTTTTGAACTCTTTCGCAAATTCATTGGTGGTATTGATCTGCTCTTTCTCAGTCGCTACCGCATCATTAATCGCAGCCTCTTTCGCATTACTTTTCTTCACCGTTTCTTCATACGGCGTAGAAATAGCTTGTTCAAATTCTTTGCGCGTTTGTTCTCTACGGGCATTGAACTTATCCTTTTCAAGCTGCGAATAGCGATCAAATGCTTCGTCATCTAACTTGTTAGCGAGTTTATGAATTGCGTTACGAACCTCTAGATCACGAGTAAGGTCTTTTTCTCGTGCTTCATCTCTCAACTCCGAGACCTGTTCAGGCGTAGGCGTGTCTTTCAGTTGTTTAATTTTATTTAATAACTCACGCTTTTCTTCGCTAACTGGTGGCGCAGTTTCTTTCGTAGCTTTTTCTTTAACTTTCGTAGAAGTCTTACGTTTCTGACTAACACCTGTTCTTGCGTCTAACTCTTCGTCGCCTGTTAAGATGCCACCCATCTGCGCTAAAGTAGCTTCGGGTACAGGTTTGCGTACAGGACGTGCGAGAGGTACTTTGTCTTTTATGTCTGCATAGCTTTTAGCCGTGTCGCTAGTTCTAACAGATCTATTTTTAGCCGGCACTTCTACCCAATGCGAGACGATGTCAGGCGAGAGCATAAGAGTGTCAGCTAGGGTACCATCTTGCATATTCTCAACATTATGGCGACTCCCCCTACCACCATACCCACCCATATCCGTGTAACTCTTAACCATAACCGCATTATATGGCACACCGTTTTCATCTGTTACACCGTTCGCGATAACATACCCTAATAAGGCATCTGTCGCACGTTTAGATCGGGCGGTTAAGTCAGCTTTAGCGTCAGGGCCATAGAGTAAGTCATTCACCTTTTTCTTGACATCTTCCGGTATAGCTACACGTGGTAGCGCGTCCCAGTTCAGGTTTTTGCCATCAATGACTAGTGGATTTAGTGTTACACCCTCTTTCAACACTGGTTTAACGAATGTACCGTCACCGTACATATCATTAATAGTTTGCGAGTTTGAGAGGAACACGCCACGTAGATTGAGACTACCATCGAATAATTGACCTTTACGCACGGCTGAGATGAAGTCTCCATCTCGTAATTGGTCTGCGATAGATTTAAGTAAGCGCTTATAGTAAGGAGTAGGGGTCTCACGTTTTACAGGTGTAGTTAAGGCTTTCGCTTCTTCCGCGGTATGCCCTGTCGCTGCTACGGCTTCTGTCGCGTTATATAACTCAGTTTTTACGTCGTCAGGAAGATCTACCCACGTCGCTCTATCTTTTGCTTGTGGATATTGCTGTTGAATCTCGTCGATCCGTTGGCGTAACGCGTTTACTCCGCCATGGCGAGCTGCATAAGCACGTTTACTGTCTAATGTTTCTCCCACGCTATCGCTTTGCGCGCGTTGCTGTACTCCGCCGTCTGCGCTTTCTTCGACAACAGTTTGCGTTGGTTCTCCACCTTGTTGGCCTCCGTCTTGCCCCAATTCTCCACGTTCTCCTCGTGCTGGGTCTGTTTCTCCGGTGCGTCCGTCAGTCCCAGTTGTATCGCTCGCTGGCGCGTTATCGTGCGGTTGTTCAATAGGATCCGCAGAAGCCCCCGTGTCGGACTGGCTATGTCCTTCGGCAACGGTTTCGGTTTGAGCTGGCGGAACTGATTCACTAACTTGAGTACTGCGTTCTTCTCCGCTTCCGTTAGGCTCAGTAGATCCTTGTTCGACAGGTTGCCCGTTAGCATTTGCCGTGCCATTTCGATTATCTGTTCGATTTTCATTAAAATCTCCTCGCTCCCACGCGTTGAGAGCCTCAATAAAATAGTTGTTGCCGTCTTTATCAGAGAATTGGTCTTCGATCTCTTGAAGACGGCTTCGTTGGTCGTCGTTTAGCGCATAGTCAGGCTTAACAGCGAGTGTATGCCATTCGCTAAACAAAGCATTTTTCTCCGCATTAGATAGCTCGCCGGCCGGAGATTCAGTCTCCCAAGCGTTGCCTTTCTTATTTCGTTTAGCTTTTTCTTTAATAGAGTCGAAAGTTTTCTGCGCTTGTGTTACAGGTTCTACTACCTCAGCGTCCTCGATTTTTTCTTCTTTCGCAGGTGGTGCTTTTTCTTCTTTCGCCGGAGGAGCTTTATTCTCTGCCTTGGCTTCAATGACCTCCGTTGGCTCTACCGCTTTCGTACCTTCCGCGGTTGTAGCGTTAGTCTGCTCTTGCTGTTTAGCGACATATTCTTCAACGTTATCACCTACTTTACTCATATTCGCTGCGTCTTTACTTACAGCAATGGTGTTCGGAATATTCTCTAAAGCGGCAATCGCCATGATAAACGATTGTCCTACCCCTTCCGTGAGTGGCTTGTTCAAAGCGATATTTGACGCCATTTGTCCGAAGGCTTCTTCCCATCCTTCGCCTGTGAGTTTAAGTGCGGTTGCACCGGTAATACCCAGCGCTTTTGTTACAACGTCTCTTTTAGCAACAGCGGTACCAGCCTCTTTAGCTTGGCGAATAATCTCGCCACTAATTTTGGCTTTATCCATCAGCTTAGATGTTAAAACACCCACGCCCTTAGCCGTTAAGGCTTCAGTTGCCATAATAGCCGAAGCACTCTTAAGACCATCGTCAATCGCTCCACCTAAGTCAGATCCATACTTGTTGACTAAGGTCTTAAACTCCGCGTCCGTAATACCTGCCAAGTCTGATTTACCGAACTCTTTTTGGTATGCCTTTGTCAACGCTTCCGTAAATTGACCCTGCACTTCCGCCGGTACGTTTCCTAGGCTAGAGATGACTTGATAAGCCATCGGACTTTTAAGGGCTGCACCTGCGAGAATACCGACCGCTTGCGGAACAGCATTCTGCCCCGTACTGTATGCGCCAACACGAATACCAGCTCCAGGGTCGTTAGCAAATGCCTTAATCGTACCCCACAGTCCTTCCGCCGCTTGTTTATTAAAATCCTCTTGTCGTTCATCTTCGCCTACATAGCGACTGTGTTTATTAGCATTGACCGTGTTTTGTAGCGCAATTCCACGTGCCGTATTTAACACATCGCCTACGGTTCCATCTACCTTCCGGTTTAATGCAACGTCAGTTCTACGCGCACTGAGTTCTTTATCGTACTCCGCTAACTTCTCTTGATCTTCTTTAGGCAAAGCGTTATACGCCATCGTTCTTAAGTCAGCTCCATTGACTTGCGCCAGCTCACCAGTCTCGGCGCTTTTTGTTACGTAGTCACTAATGTAGCGCGCCATCGCGGTATCGATCCGCTTTTTGTCCGCAGACAGCTGTGGTTTTTGCGCTTCAATTTCTTTATCTAGATCGCTATCAGATACCGCGAGATGACTTAAGCCCTGAGCAGAAGCAACGGCAACGCCCGAATCAAAGGCATCTTTACCTTTGCCAAGTGACTCTAAGTACGCTCCAAGTCCTAGGAAATCATCTTCTTTAAGCGTCTCAGGTAGGTCTTCAATCTCTTTTATCTGCTTACCAAGCACGTCTTTCTTGCTACCGTCCGGTAAATCGTCATGGTATTTCTTAAGGCTGCTTAACCATTGTTGTTGCACCGCGTGTTTTTCCCACGGCTTTAATCCGTCTTGACGAATACGTTCATTCAACTGCGTATAGTTAAGGGCGTTTCTACCGGTAGAGGGGTCGATGCCATAGCGTGAGTTCGCACTCGAAATGAAAGAAGAATTACTCTTATCGAACTCCGCCATTTCATCTACGGCTAATTTCTGCGTAGAAGGCTCAGCCGAAGGTGCTACATTCGTTTGTGAGTTTTCAATGGGTGGTAATACAGAACTACCGCTAGGCTGTTCAGGCGTAGCGGTAGGAGTGGAAAAATCGACTTTGCCGAAGTCGAATTTATTTAAATTTAGTGCCATGATTAACTTCCTCTAATCATTCTTCTTAATGGCTCGTCGAGTTCAGTTGGGTACTGGTCTCGTCTATTTTGCTCGAAGTTAATGTCAAAGTTGTGAGGCTTTACTAACGTCCCTAACTGCGCCAGTCTATCTTTCTGCTCAGGCGAATAGTTCGGGTTATTCGCCACATTAATAAGGTAGTCCTGCTCTTGTGCGCTCTCAGGGATAATCTGCTCACCAGTCGAGAGCTGTGCTACCGCTTCCGGAATAAACCCCAAACTTTTACGGCTAACGTCAGCAAGCTGTGTAACACGTTCGCTGTCTTCGCTACTTCCTCGATCTTCGCTACGCTCTCCATTACCGGTGGTGTTTGCGAAGTTGACGTCTTGCTCACCACCGGTGTCGTTTTTGGGTTTTGTGGTTCTTCCACTGTGGCATATTGATTCCCTTCCTCCGGTGCGTCACCTAGATGGCGTTGGATAGAGCTATTCACGAATTCAGTGCTTCGTGTTTTTTGAGAGTACGGGGAACCAGGCAAACTTGCCCATGTTCTGTTAGACTTCGCCACGGCCTTGTTAAAATCGCCGGATAAAATCTCTTTAAGCGCACCATTTTGCGAAAGCAACGATACGGCTGCTAAGTCTTGTGATTCCGGTGAGAAATCCTTAAGTCCTAACTTCTTAGCCTCGTCTTTCCATGTGCGCTCAAGGAACTGATATGCGCCGGTGGCGGTGGAGCTATTATTCTTCCCGTCAGTTTGCTTGAAACCCCATTTGTGGAAGGTAGGTTTATCCAATGACTCAAGCTGGTTCTTGTGGCTACCGCCATATACACGGTACGGGTCAGCTCCTTTGGAAGTACCTTCCGCATCACGAATCATCGCCAAGAAGGCTTGTACCCGTGGGTCGTCCAAGTGTTTTTCTAATTCAGCTCTTGTAGCCATATTCTATCTCCCTAGTGGATTTTCATTCTGATTTGTGGTTGTGTTTGGATCTGAAAGACCTGCTTCCTGTAAGATCTGTTCACGCGTATAGCCAACCGGGAACTCCCATTTTTCGCCATTCGCGAAATACAATGTGCGCCCAATTAGCCCCACGTTCTCGTTAATATTTTCGCCATTACCCTTGTTGATAAACTGTTGTAAGTTTTCACTGTCGCCAAGCTTAAAGCTATTTACCTTGTAGGATTCCTGCTTATTTGTTGATTTCGATTGACCTTTAGATCCTGTTGCACCAACGGAATAAGCCTCCATGTCAGTTTGCGCTTTTAGCATGGCTTCTTGCGCAGCCGTTAAGCCGGCTTTAGCATCATCGACTTGTGATTGCGCCTGCTGGATAATGCTTTGTTTATACGCGTCCAAACTTTCACGGTATTTCTGCGCATTCGCCGGTAACTTCGCTTCCGCAATAATTTCTTCCGGTGGACGTTTATCACCGGCTTGTTGGCGACTTGCTACGTACGCAGAAGTAAACGCTTTGTCCCAAGCTTCCGGTGTCATGCTTTGTGCTTGGACTAAGTCATTATTCGCGATGTCGAACCCTTGTTGCGCAGTAAACACCGAATTACGTGCTTCGCCAAACGCTCGCGTAGCTTCCTGCAAGCCTTCCATATTATCGTTTCGGTTACGATTAAAGCGGATAGTTTCTTCCGTATTTTGGTTAGCTAACCCTTGTGCTTGCGCTTTGTCAGACCATGCTTGGTTAGCTTGATCCACGTTATCTAGCTGATAGCCGGAGGTGTTCGCATCATAACCTGCTTTGTTTTCTGCTGCGGCTGTATTGGCAAAAACGATGTTAGCATTGGACTGCCCTAACTCGTCAGCTTTACTATTAAGACGAGCATTTTGCGCAAAGGTAATATTAGCATCGCGTACCGCGTTATCGATCTTGGCAGAATCACCAACAAAACTTAACGCCTCTTTACGCGCACCTTGCGCCATCTCGTTTTGTAAACCGTAGTTCTTGGCAACACGCTCAACATCTAACTGATTCAACGCACTATTCGCAGCGTCCGCTTCTGTTGCGAAATTGAAATTGTCGATATAGTCCCGATAAGCGTCACGTCGCCCTTGGCGGAAGCCACTATTAACAACGTCTCCTCGATAGCCACCCTTGGTAGGTGAAACAATGAACATATAAAAGTCTCCTAATAAGTCCGTGAAGTCTTAGGCGTTGTATTCACCGCCACCTTCGTACTTGGTCTGTATATTGTACCGTAACTACCACCACTTGGCGAATATTGTGGGCGTGTAGGTGCGGAGATTAATCCACCGATAGTATACGCTGCGGTTCCTAACAAACTAGACAACGCTGCGCCTGGGTCAGCTCCGAATGAAGCAAACGCCTTCGCCGCAGCATTCGCACCTTCCAAACCCTGCCCGGCCAAACCACGTCCTGCTTGAACCATCGCAAGTCGAGCTTGTAACCACTTATTCTCCATCCGATCCGCACGAGAATTTTCATACTTAACCGCACTATTCATTCCGGCGGAAATCAATTTAGCTTCCGTAGAAATAAGTTCGTTCAACGCTGAGCGTGTAGCACCTGTACAATACTGGCTCGCACACATTAAAACTTCTCTACGCTTACCTACCATTTGAAGACGAGCTGTCGCCATCATACGACCACCTGTGGCCTTGTACTGCAGTTTATACGGAGATGCGAAATAGCCATTAATCTGCCCGCCCAATGCGGTCTCATGCGGTTGGAACTGAGCCTTGTATTGGTCGTACATACTCTCAGCGATTTTTAGCTGACGATTCGCTAAGTCGAACGTTCGATCCGCAATCTCTTTCTGTTGCTCGTACTGCTTAGTCAACGCCCAAAGCTGAATCCCATTGAGCGCGAACATGATTGTGGATTTCCACCACGCCGTATCTTCGGTATAGACCTCCCAATAGAACTTCTGCCACTCCTTTTCTTCCTCACGGCGAGCTTTTTCCGCAGCCTCAAACTCTTTGGCCCATGCTTCATGATTACTCTTAATTTGGTCTAAGTGATGATCTATCTGCTTGATCATCTCCTTACCTTGAGCGGAGGCGAGTTCTTTATAGTTATCTAATCTCATTTAGAAACTCCGTGTAACGCTTTTTGAACCCTTAGTCGGTTGAATATCACCGGACTGTCTAATGCCACCTAAGAACGGGGCGTATGGTAGAGGGCCTTGTTGCGCCATCTTACCTAAAGTTCCATCCGGCGAAACAGGGGAACTAATCATTTGACCTACGGTATTAGAAAGCGTACCAAGCAATGTACTCAACGCAGCGCCAGGGTCAGCTCCGAATGAGCTAAAGGTACCAAACGCAGACATAATACCCTGCTGACCTTGTTGTGACGCATTACGACCAACCTGAATCCACTTGATCCGTAACTCCAACCACATATTATCCTTAGCCTCTTTTCGTGCTTCTGCGTATCTATAGGCATGATTTTTGGCATTCCCTTCCGTCAGCGCACGCTCAATCGCTAAGCCTCTACGGTCGAATTCTGATACACGGTCACAATTACTACTGCTACATCGCTCAGCGAGAGCTAACGTTTGATCAAACGCTCTACGAACATTCTCACCAAACATCCAACCCGTACCTGTATAATCAGCACAAGTCGTAGATCCTGCAAGTTGCGCACTCATAGCATCTTCTTGCGGTTTGTAAACGGCGTTGTAAAAATCAAATAGCTCCTCCGCAATCTTCTGTTGCCGGTCTGCGACTTCATAAGTGCGGTCGGCAAGTTCTTTTTGCTGGAGGAACTGCTTTGTCAAAGCCCATAGCTGAATACCATTGAGCGCAAAGAGAATCGTCTTTTTCCACCAAGCGTTATCCTCTTTGTAAACCTTTTGGTAATATTCTCTCCAAAGTTTAGATTCTTTTACCCGTTGCTCCTCAGCGGATTTAAACAATGCGCTCCAAGCAGCGTGATTCTTCTCCGCCCACGAAAAGTAATAATCCCATCCGGCATTAAGCGAACCGGGTATCTGCTCAGCTGTAAATTCAGCCATCTTATAACTCCATTCTAATAATCTTCGCTACTTCCTCACCAGCTAAGGTGAACGGTTTACCTGTTAAGACGACCACGTCTATATAGGCAAAATTACGCGCGCGATAGATAACTTTCATGTAGTCAACCATGCGTTTGAATTCACCCTTGCCCCGGTATTCAGGGTCTATATAAGCGGTCATTAACTTAACCATTCGCTCCCCTTTCCCTTCGTGGAATAAGAGCTGGTTCATCGCTAACCCAACACGTTCGCCTTCGTCATTAAGTAGCTCTACAAAGTCTAAACTCGCAGAGTGCCACATCATAACTAACATCTCATTCGGCAATGAGGTGGAATCAGATCCGTCCATTTCTGCGAAACTTTTATCGATGAACGGTCGCATTTTAATGACCTGTTCTAAGGTTTCTTCCGGTGTAGGGGGGAATTTTACTGTTTGAATCTTCATACTGTGCCTAACTCATGATAACTGGTAGAGACTTCTACCTGATAAACTTCTGCCGTGCCAGTGAGTTCGACTTGGAACTCTACATCACGGCGACCCGAAGGAAGTCTAAATTTCTCCGTCTTTAATGGACTGTACTCCTTGATCGGAATACCATCACCGGTGAGTTTAAACTTCACATCCCCACCATTGTAACGACTTACTTTCGCTCCAGCAAAATTAACTTGCGTAGGTGATACCTCAACTTTCCCTCGCCATACATACGGGCGTAATTTATCCCCTACGTTCCAACGATAGACACCGTCTTCGTACACGAGGTAAAGTTCTTCATCTGCGCTGAATGCGTACAATGGTCGGTCTGATAGTTGTACCAACTTACTATGTTGCCAGTCAGCTAAGCTGATGTTGAATTGTAAACAGTAAGCAGCCACATCACTAAAGAAATAAACACCATCTCGATGATACGCTACGCTCATACGATCAGGGTGTAACGCTCGCCAATCGTCTTGTGCGAAGTAAGGCGAGGTGATGTTCTGTGCTGATTTCCCATCCGTTAGGATCAACCCCTCCGCGGTTACGAATACAACCCCCTTCGGTGTCTTAGTATAACCGTGTCCTCCACAACAACTTAGCAATGGGTAGTTCTCTAAGGTCTTATGTACTTGTCGGCACCCTACCGTCTTACAATCGGCAATAGGCTCTACCAAATACACCGCTCCGCACGTCAATACAATGACGTTATTCTCAAACTCAACGAGGGCTTTTATGTTGTCATGCACCGTTAATTCATCTGCATCTTCCCATACGTGTGGATAATGCGGTAGTGAAAAGCGAATGTGTTTGCCATAGAACCCGGCCAACTGTGTACCGCCTACGGTGATAACGCCTTCCAACTCTTTCGGTGGCGGTAAGTAATCCTTCGTCTCAAGTACGCTACCTAACTCATAATCACGCTTGCTGTCTAAGTAAGTGGAATCGTTGACGGGTATTTCCGCGACGAGGAAGAACTCGCTCACATCGCTTTTCTCCCCGATCATGACGCTCTCTAAATTAATAGCTTCTGCGTCAAAACCACTCACTAAGCGATAGATTCTTATTTTCTCCACGCCATATTCCGGTGGTGGCGTCTCAAAACCGGACAAGATAGCTGTTCCACCATCGTCGATGTCCACGACCTCACTTGGAAGACTTGGTGCGCCTTCATCGCAACAACTATTCACATAGGTGTAAACATAAGTTCGAGCCGTACGGTCGTAATCAATCCCATCAATGAAATTAGATGCTCCGCAAGACGGTTGCTTCAAATCCGACATAACCTCTACATTAGGCGCAGACATTGGCGTAGGAACGCCTAAACGGATCCACTTCGGTTCACATTCGTCAGAACACGCAGTAGCCGGATAATCAAAAAGTCCGGTAACGACTTGTCGTTGGCAGCTCGTATTAAGGCGCGTGAAATCAACACATTTATCGAACTCTTTCCAACAACATCCATCGTAAAACACGGACTTCGTTGATTTTTTAAGACTGTGGCATAACTTCGTTTCTCTAAACGGTTTTAACGTTCCATGCCACAAGTTTACATCCAAAGCTAACTCTGCGTATTCGCCACCAATCAAGTGCCGGTCATATCGTGGAACCATACCCTTGAAGTCGCGATACAACAGATTCATTATTTATCCTCCTAGGATTGCTTTTAACTTCGCTTTCAACTTTTCGCTATTTGCGATTTTATCAAGTAAGGCTTCTACTTCTGTCGTGTCGTCATGCTCACAACACGCTTGCGGTGTATATTGTGGTAAAGGAGCCGTACCAGCTTCGATAATACACCCGTTTTCATCTAACGTAATAGAGGTGTATGTACCGGCTGGAATTGGATTCTTACGGTTAAGTAAAGATAGGCACTTACCATCATATACCAAAGACTTATTTCCTACACAGATAGAAAACGATTTACACGCTTTCGGCTTATCTACCGTGGTATTTTTACAAGGCTTACACTCAGCCATACAACCCTCCGGATTTCATTCGTATTTTACCCCGTTTAGTGCCAAGGATTCGATCTGCGCTCGCTTGATATAATCCTTGCTGATACTGTTTAGCGTGTAACATCGATAGCTGTATATCAAACCATCGTGCCTGTTTAATCTGATACAACATAGCGAGGGCTTTATCTACAATCACCTCACGGTAACGCTCATAAATAAGGGCATCTACTTCGCAACAGTCTTGCTTAGGTGCTACGGCCACAACGACCCTCACCCGTTCCCCACTCTCGACTGGTGTAGGGCTAATCTTAAGATTATTTGGTGGCACAAACCATACGTTGCGACCGTAGCAATTCGGTTTGGTACAAGGCTCCTCTTTCAAGATCTCATACCCACAAACTTCTCTAATACTTACAACTCGCTCACAGTCGTCAATATCTAGCAGATATTCGTCCGCGCAAGCAATAAGCTCAACTTCGGTCGTACGTTTAAGAATCTGCGATTTTACGCAAAAGTCGATTACGGCTTTACGCACATAATCTTCCGCCATCGGTTGCTCAATTCCGTCCAGCAACATGATTTCATCAATAAAATACGACAGCGGTACAGTGGTGCTAATATCACGCATAGTATCTACCTCGCGCACCTAATTGATATTTAGCTATCTCTCTCGCTACTAATTGACGTAGTTCTTTCGGTACGCCTGTAAGATTGTAATTAGATTCTTTATCGACTTCGACTTTCGCCTCGATAAGTTTCAAGAATAAGTTAAGGTGCTGCGTAGCTAACGTATTGGACGACTGGCTTTCTTCATCCACCATTAAAGCTCTAAAAAGTACCCAGTGTACGCCTAACGTAACGTCAGCACAGTTAGACTGCTCAACGTCAGCACCTAAATCGTTTATTTCGAACTTAACTGGCGGTGTTTCACAAACAAATTTTAAGTAAACATCTACGCCGTATGGTACAGCCGGTTTCACGAAGACAGATCCATCCTTATCGGTAGCGATATTATACTTCGTTAGTTTAAAATCACGGCTATGTTGGAATGTAGAACATTGACGTGGGCGAAAGCCACCCCATTTGAGTTGCTTATCGCCCTTGTTTTGTTCGATTTCGTAGAGGACATGACCTTCTTCATCACATACGCCAACGACTGAGAGAACACGCTCACACCCTTTAAACTCTTGGTTTATACCCGGTGTCAATTTCGCTACACGCGTTTTCTTAAACTTACTCGGATTAAGCGTGTACATGACGCACATCGCCTCATTCCAATAGTCAAGCAACTGACGTTGGCTCCAACGCTGATATTGCTTAGCCGGAATACCGTCCGTGTAATCGTTTAAGTCGCGTGCTACGCCTTCAATCAAGTCGTTGATCGTAGTCATTATTGATCTAAGTCCTCTAAATCTGCGGTCGCACTTTCTTGCGATGCTTTTTTAACTTTCTTCGGCGGAGATCTACGTTTAGTTTCAGCTTCTTCTACCGCCTTATCTTCACCATTCTCTTCCGCTAACACTTCTTTAGCCTGTCCTTTCGCTAAGGCATCAATCTGCGCTTGGAGTTCAGCCACTTTTTTAGCGTGGGCCTCTTCTTTTTCCTCGAGCTGTTGACGTGCGATTTCTAAGTTTCGTGCGTTAGCCTCAGCAATTTTCTCAGCTTCGTGCGCTTGCTTTTCAGCTTCGACTTTTTCTTGTTCTGCTCTGATTCGCGCTGCTTCTTCCGCTTGAGCATTTTGTTGCGCGATTTCCAAGCGACGATTCAATTCAATTTGTTTCTGATCATCGGCGAATCGTTCAGGTTCATCCGGATCATACGCCGCAACTAAGTCGCCACGTGCGGCTAACTCAGGCGTCCATAAATAAATATTACCAGCCGCGTCACGTAAGTAAGGTGCTTTCGCTGCACGCGGAGGAGCTACAACGTTTTCGGTTGGGTTTGCGGTGGAACTAAATTGTGCCATATTTTTCTCCAATATAATTAGATTAAAAGCGCGGATATTTCACCGCGCTTTTTGTGCTTCAATTACAAGTGCATCGGTACTTCGTAGTCGAACACGTGCGCTGATACTTCTACGCGACTTGTTACATCAGCGATAGAAGTGAATTTATCAGTCGGTAGCCCTTCTACTTTCAAGACCAACTTAACGGCTTTACCGGTCGGAACGAAGTAACCGCCGTTAGCCGGTTTCACCGCCGTACGTTTCATCATGTGGGTATTCGCAGTGATACCGGTCATAGGATCTACGAGGTCAACATCACCTTCATGAGCCAATGTTTTAGCGTCAATGATGTGAGCTTCTAAGGTAAATACTAAACCGTCACTGTTTGGTGGCAAGAAGTATCCACGCTCGTGTTGCATTGGGATAACCAACGCTGCCACGTCAACCACAGTATGATGCTCAGGAATCACGAACAAGTCTAAGTAGTCGCCTACTTTAACGTTCGCTTTACGTAAAGCTTCTGCCTGGCCAATACTATTCAGTGGGTTGAACGACGCACCGGCAGTAAAAAAGCCGTGCATATATTCACCAGCGATACGAAATGCCGGACGATTAATGTTTTCACCATATACTTGGTGTGGAGCTAAGTAGTTACTTTCATAACGGTATGCACCACCACGAGCTAAATTAATGTTTGCCATGATTTTTACCTACCTTATTCAAAAGTCCAGTATGCTACGGCGATGGCATCATTGAAGATTGCTTTACCACCCCAAATAGCTGCCATTTGATATTGGAAGCCGAAGTAGTCTTTATCTTCGATAATGCGTCCTTCCGTAATGTCGCCATAAAAGGCATACGCGTCTTTACGGAACGCTAAGATGTAGTACACCTGTTTGTTCACTGCGGTGTCGTAACCACCTGGTGTACGCATAGATTCAATCGTACGGAAACCGGCTAATTGGCCTGGGAATTCACCGGACAACAACATAGACGGCTCTTTACAGCAACCGATGTCCGCTGCCAAGCGATATTCAGATTGAATTAATACGTTGCCGAATTCCGGTGGAACAATCAAGAACATTTGGTTGTTTTCCCAACGGCTACGGTGTACTAAGACTTGGCGTAAGTTCAACAATTCAGTCGGTAAATTCGCTGGCGTAATACGCACCGGTTTACCAACGGTACCTAAGTTGATCGAACGATGACGACCTGCATTTGCACCTTTGTTATTTGGGTGGGCTTCAAGCACCATACCGGTTAGTACGAAGGCGTGCCACATACCGGATAATTCTTTGTAGCATGAATCTAAGAACGCGTCCTCGAACATACTCCAGTATTCACACATATTACGACGTGTGTTGTTGTCAAACTTCAACGCTTTATATGCTTGGTGGCATAAACGCATTTGGATGGAAGTTAAAGACACTTCATCAGGTTTGATTACTTGGTTGTCTTCGTAGTTCTTCCACGCACCGACATCCGGTTGCAATAAGAATTCTACGACTTGGTTACAGTCAAAAGCCTGTGAGACAATATTGGTGTTAACAATTTCACCGATAATGTCTTTTTCCCAACCACGGGCGATGATTTGGGAGTGGTAGCCTTTCGTAGCGAGAGGAGTATCCATGATACTCCCATACCCAGACGCCGAACCTAACCCATTCAAATTAGACATCATGTTCTCCTATTTTATTTTTGAACGCTGGAACGATGTGCGCCCAGTTTCGCTCGATACTCGCTATATTGCTGCATCGTAATAAGTCGTCGTTGACGCTTACGTAGCATCTCTACAGCTTCCTCATTGGTGAACGTAAACCCTTCCTCCTTCTTGGTAGAAGCGGTTTTAGCTACACCGTTCGTTGCACCAACATCAGCGATTGCATTTGCTGCCGGTGCCTTACCGCTGATGAACACTTTCACTTCATCCACGATAAAATCTGCATTCCCACTTTCCAGTGCGTCTTGTAACGCATGACCATAAGTGGTCTTAAATGGGTAACGGCTATCCGGTTCAGCTAATTTCTTTTGGAATTCTTCGGAATTAAAGATAACACCGAAATCCGGAATAGCTTTAAAAATCTTATTCTGCGTTTCGTTCTTTAACGCAAGTCTGCGTTCTTCCGCAGTCGGTTCACGTGTACGTTGTTCTGTCTTAGACAAGCGTTCTTCTAAGTTAAGTACGCGGTCATAGACCGGCTTAACAAACGTATCACGGATTTCAATTAACACATCATCATCTACGTTTTCACTGTTAAAGCCTTTACGCTCTAACAACTCACGGACTGCGTCCGCTTGCTGAGCCTGTGTCTGCGTTGACATCTGACTACGTAGATTACTTAATTCTTGCTCCAACTCAAGTTCTCGTGCGGAAGGAGCTGTATTTTTGTTACCGTTAGCGATCTGCGCTTCTAGCTCAGCGTTACGCTTACGATATAGCTCAAGTAGCTTATTTTGGTCTTCTGCACCGCCGTTATCATTCGGAGCGGTTGTATTGTTTTCAGGGGTGGTACTGTCTCCAACAATAACGGTATTAGGTGCTTTAACCTCTCCTGCAACAGGTGGTTCTTGTGGTGGAGTTGTTTGATCTACACGTTTGCTTGTAGATCCATCGGTATTAAATACAATGCCGTTAGCCTCTAACTGAGCGCGCGCTTGGTCTGCGAATGGATGTTTAGCCATAAACTTGTGCCTTATTTATTGACTGTTTTAATCACCGCAATTAAATCATCGATGATCTGTTCTTGACCCTTCAACTGTAGGGCCATCGCTCTCGCAGGTTGCTCATTTGTAATCGCATAAGCCTGAGCTGAACGAACCTGCTCCTTACTTACAAACTCTTTTGCTAAAGTTAGTAAGTTTACAAACTCAGCACACGTTGAAGGGTCACTGAACACTTTATACAGTGTGCGAGCTTGTAAATCCGTTGGTACGAATGCACCGAATTTAATCTTAGCCACGAATCGGATTCTTCGGACTTAATTTCTTTTGATTCATACCACGTTGGTCTTTAAGCATTGCTTTGTTACCAACTAAATCCGCATCGGTTTTCACTTTACGGTTAGTACCAGTACGGGTATCTTTCATCATAATATCAGAGGGAATACCCGCCATTTTTCCGCATTTCGCACATCTTGCCATTTTTCTATTCTCCATGGAATAAAGGTCTTGGAAGTAACTGAGCTTGCGCCACGGTTAGTTCTTCTACACGCATAATTGCTGAACCAATCATAGTTTTATCGCATAGCTCAAACATATAATAGCCAGGAACAGATAACACCGTTAGATTGTTATTCGGTGTATGCGTCCATAGCTCACCACATTGTACCACAGGTTCAGAGGATACGATCTGCGATTCGACTGAATCTAATACGCACCCTTCGCAATCCACGCACCCATCCCGATGTGGGATCTTACCACCTACAATATCAATCTTATGTAATACGGCGCAGTCACCTTCGCGTGTTACATCACCGTATTTATCCGTTTCTGCGCAACGAAAATTAAAGGATGAAATTACCACGACGTATCCAGGTGTAACCATAAACACTTTAGAGAACTTCGTTGTCTGCTTTTGATCTACAATTTCAATCGCCATGATTATCTCCTATCGTGGATCCATCGGGTCATTAGGGCCGTCCGGGGCTATCGGGTTAGGTTTACGTGGAGGAGTATTAGGGTCAAACGGTACCACTTCCTCTTTCATAATGATTTCAAAGTCATCACGAGAATCTCCTGTGAAAATATTAGAAGGGTTAGAAGCATTAGAAGAATTAAACGTTGTTGAGACCAACGTATAACCTTGATTCTGCAATTCTAACAAAACTTCGTCATATCTTGTTCTTGGTACAGGCTTCCCTATAATTCCCATTACGCTAAATTCTTTTAGAATTTGTCTTGTGTCTTGTTTAATGAATTTGAAATTAGCCGTTGCTCTACCATCTTCCCACACCGGGTTAAAATCATATTCCTGCAAAGTAATGGTGTACACTTTTGGTGTTTCAGTATCCGCAAAATACATCGGAGGTATAAAATCACTCGAAACAAATTTATAGCCACCAATTTTTAGTTGGTTATCATAAATAGTTCTAGGAATTTCATCTCCAACTTTTCCAGTAACTTCACCTAGGGTTGTAGTAACAGGGTCAGCGATACTACCTTCTTTTGGTAAGATTACGCGCTTAAAAATTACTTTCGACATCTTAGCCGTACGAAGTTTAGCCATGTAATACTTCGTGTAATTAAGGTCTAAGAATGTTTCGTCTTCTACGAAGGTAGTAGTAACTAACTCTTTACCTTGGTCTAAGTATTCTTTAATCTTCGCATCAAACGCATAGCGAGGTATTTTAGTTCCTACTTCCCCGTCAATGTTCAGTTTATAAACGGACGCATCATCAACGAAGAACTCAATCTCTACTTTCGACCGCTTAGGTTGAGGTTTAGGTGTCTCAGGTTGCGGTTGAGGTCTAGGCGTCTCAGGCTCTTTAGGTTTCTCCGGAGGGGAAGGACTTGGAGGTGTAGGGTCTTTAGGTACATTACCATTGCCACCTTTAGGACACTCTACCCCGACGATACCACCCGTCGGAATCTCACTACCAATCACAGTACTTTCCGGTAAGCAGCAACATTCCACTTCTTCCGCTAGAGCCACGAACTGACCTAACAATGTTTTGTCTTCCAGCTCAAATACGTAATCACCAGGGATCGTTAAAAATAACATCCCTGCGCAACCATCAATCGCTACATCGCAACAACGAATACGCAATGGTTCGCTCAACTGAACAATCGCTGACTTACCCTCGTCTGCACCGCACGCGCATCCGCTACCAAACGGCATAACGCCACCGCCCAAATAGACACGGTGAACTAAAATCTTTTTACCGGCCGGCAAAGCGAAGGTAGAAATCTTTAAAGCCTTACACTCACCGACAGTTACCACGTGAGTTACAGCGTTGGTGGAAAGGCTATCAAATAGCACCGCACGGTTAGTTTCTTCTGCGTTAGAACTTCGACTTACAGCGTGAACTTTTTTGCCAGTAATAATACTACAGTTAGACATAGAGTATCCTACAACGTTAATAGAAATAAAATCGTCGTGATTGTACTACCGACGAAGAATCCTCGCCACCACCAACAATATCCGCATTCGATCTTAAACAAATCAGCGAACGGTACAATTACCTTGTTCCACGCGAACAGTTGGATTTTATTGGCAACCTTTCTTACGTTTTTCATAGCTTTTAACCCATTCGTACGTTTTCTTCGCAAGGTCAAGTGCCAACTCATACGCTTCGTCATCCGGCCCTTCCGGCTGGAAGATATAAGGTTGCTTCCAGTAAAGGCGCTGCACACCCCCGAAAGTTCCGTCTTGCGCGAATGACATCTTTCCGCCGGCACCGAAATCTACGGTGACACTAAGTACACCACCGCCGTCATTGACGACTTTACCTGCACCTTTAAGGATATCATGGACGATGTCACCCACCTGCATATTACGGCCGTTTAAGCTCATTTGAAATCTCCAATATAGAGTTATTAGTTAAATTTTACACGATCTCTATGTTAGTAGCAACTTACTCGAAAATTACTACTAACATACTAGAAAACTACACCTGTGGCGTTTGCTGTGTCTGCGGTGTTGCTTCGGTTTGTGGCGTCACGCCTCCCTGTGGAGGTGGGGCTAACTGGCTTAAGTCGAGCGATTCTTCCCCCATGATAGACCTTAATACTTTCTCAGCGTTTTCATCTGCCAAGTCTAAGGCTTCTAGTACGCGATCAATCGCTTTATCCAACGTACCCGGTTGCACTCGTCCTGTTTGGCCTAAGCCAATCACAATTTGCGCAGCCTCAATCATGTCATTTTTCTTCAACTCACGTTCCATTAAGCCACTCGCACCACGCGCTACAACCTTCGCATCACCCTTAATCTCTTTCTTAGGATTGAATTTAAGGTTAAGCATATATAGCGATTCAGCAAACGGCGAAATAACGTCTTCATCAAAGTTTGTAATACCGCTCTGAACACCTTTTAGCGCATTACCATACAACATCGACATACCGCGGAACGTACGGTTTGCTCCCGTCCCCACCGGTTGCCCATGAATACTCGCTGGTATTTGCGTCACAATGTCAGCCAACGACATAAACCACTGACACACGTTACTCAATGCACCGGTATAATTCGGGAAGTTATGGAACACATACGCAGGACGACCACCGCCTACAGGATCAGGATCCGTAGGATTTAACGTATATGGCTCTACTTCACCGACTTTACCGTCTTCGACCCACTGCGCAATTCGCGTGAAGTCAACCTCACCAATCGGACCGGAGGAATATTCCATGTTCTTGATCATACCACGCAAACACGCATGGAACGCACGCTCCGTATCACGTATCTTCTGCGCAATACCGAACCCCATTACCCCGTTACCCGTCGTCTCATAGCTCGTTACGAACACAGGACGCACGTTTGCATTAGGGTTAGGGTTAATAATCACCTTCAAAGTAAAATGGCCTAGCGTGTGGATGATACACTCATAGTATTCATTATCCTCTACGCCCTTAACACCGTATTCTTTAAGAATCTCTCCTTTCACCGCTCCATGGTACTTAAGCACCTCTAACGGTGAATTACCGTCCCAGCTAATAATATTACCGCCTTCTTCCGGATTAGGACTTAACCAGTTCACACTTGTATTACGGTTAGCAAAGTGTTCAAGCGCAGCAATCACATTCTCTTGGATGTAAGACGGTAACGATGCCATCTTCATGAGCTGTTGTTTAGAGTAGCGTTTACGGATGATGACATACGACCCATCTTGGGCGTTCGTACTATCAGGAGACCAAAAGAAGTCGAATGGGCTTACACGGTTGACGGCATAGATGACTTCGTCTTTCGCCTTCAAGGAATCTCCCTGCCACACCATGCGAGTTCTTATTTCAGGGGTTGGGCCTTCCAAGACGGCATACGGATAGATACAAAAGTCCTGCAAGAACTTAAGCACGGCTTTCTTAAACCCACCCTCTACACACTGATCCCACATCTCCGTTTCCATGAGCTTACTCGCCTCTTTTGCCTTGGCAATCATCAGCTCCCGTGTGGCATACTTCTCTTTGTCGATTAGTTCTTGTAGCTCAGCTCGTGTAGAAGGCATATCTCCCTGTCCGCCAAACAACACATCTTTGACTTTGATCAGCACTTCCTCGACCATGCTCTCACTCAGTTCAGGCACCGGCGTTGGCTCTACAGCAAAAGGAATCCCACCGCTGCCGAAAATCAAGTCACGCAGCCATGCGTTTAACGCACTTATTTTCAACTGCGAAAGGTTAACGCTAGGCATATTCCCAAACGCTTTTTTAATATCACATGGGATTTCTCCGAAGTATTGGTTGTAGCATCTATGCAACACTTCGTCGGCAGTAGCATCACCAAAACTTACCGTATTACGATGTCTCACCGCAGCATCAAAGTCCTGCTTTACTCTCCGTGCTAAGTGGTCTTGGATCTCAAGTGTAGCATCACTGCGACTATCATGAATGCGCTGAGCAAGCCCTAATTCTTCTTTAATCTTCATTCGATCCCCTAATACACGCGCTTAGACGGTGGTCGTTTTATTGCGCGGTGCTGTTGTTGATTGTCTGTGCCGTGTCTTATGCCGTTACAAAGGTACTGTACAGCATCAGCAAGGTGGCTGAACTCGTTTTTAACCGGTTCTGACGAGTACGTTTTCCCAATACCAGCTACTTTTAATGGTCGGTAGTGGTATCCACCACGAAAGCCTCCGATGATTTTCTCACACCGCTTATCAATGAGCAAACCTTCACGTCGTTGCAAGAAGCTAATCACGCTATCAAGTCGTGGTTTGAACTTATTCGTCGGGGCATTAACCGCCTGTATGCCATATTTGCGAAGCACCTGTACCGGTGTCTCACCGTGGTTACTATCTCGTGGGTTGGCCGGGTCGGTAAACGCCACCACATCACACCCCGGATAATGCTGCGCGATAAACGGCATCAGCACATCACGAACAAACGGAACAAACGGCAAGTCTAATGCGAGCAACTCATGCTTGATCAGCAACGTCCCCATCTCAATCTGCCCGAACGCCACCGCCGGATTAAGACCTGTGGTATCGATCCCTAATATAACAGGTTGCCCGAACGTCGGTTTAAGTTGGTAAGCACTCACCATATCTTCTTTCCAATAGCCTTGATACACCGGCACACCGTCAAAGTTGCTACCATATTTACCCATAATCTCCGTATCGATGTAGTGTTTAGGCTTACCAGCCAACATACGGCGATAATACTGATAGCCGAACGCCCGTCGCTCCTCCAACGTCCAAGGCACGTCATTCACCATCGGTTTCTGATTCAAATACTCAAGGTTCTCAGCCGCAGGGTTATCAATATACTCGATTGCCCCGTCCGGTTGATCAACCTCAATGAACGGTGCCGGCTGGTGGAAGATCTTCGTTCCTTCAACTTTGTCTAAATCAAGTTTCGCAAGCCAGTGATCTTCCGACGGTGGGTTGCTATCTAAGATAACGCCACTGTACGAACAGCCACCACGTCCCGTCGCAGGGTCAAGTGTTGGGTAACGACCCACACGTTCTTTACAAGTATCATACACCTCGAAGGCTACTTCTCGTGCCTCGTTGATGAAGATCATCGTAAACTCCATCGACTTGAGTTTCTGTACGTCCTGCACATTCTCCAACGCGATGAAGACGAACTCCATATCAAACTTCGTCCCGTCCGGCAACCCACCACTAAACCGCGCGGTCATCGGTGCCGTCTGTCTCACCGGTGCGAGCATAGGACTTACCCATTCGGCGAATGTCTTAACCGTCGTCATCCGGAGGTTAGGATAGGTCGCACGTACAAGCCCAAAGCGTGTACGTCTAACCCCATCTACACCGGGTGCTTGTGAATATCCGCGTAACAAAAGCTCTTGGATCATCATCACCGACTTCCCTGTCCCTACGCCGGCTATCACACCACGTACGAAGGTATCATCGTTATGGAACTCCACCGCCGTCGGCGACGGGTTATACATCGGCATTACTATCTGCGTCATTGTGCGCTTGCTCTCTCACTCTCAATTAGTTTTCTTAACGCTTGGATCCGATGTTGTAACGACGCTATTTCTCGCTCATACTTCGCAATCCGTTCTTCTTTCTCACTCTTTCGTGGGTCGTAGTAATACATCTCAGGAAGCGTCATCTTCAACCTCCTCAAAATCCCATGTCAACACCAAGCCATTCAGCGTCCCGATGATAGCGAAGATTACCCCTACCACATAGGCATTGGTTGTCGTATTCCCATAGAAATGCACCAAAGCTCCGAAGAACAGCCCAAACGCCATTCCTACGATTAGGCTGCTCACCAGTGCCTCTTTGTTATCATCACTTATCGCCATTCATATCCTCCGGTTCTACATCAATTATTGTCTGTGCGCCATTAAATGCCTCCGGCTTACGCAAGCCATTGCCGAAGTTCACCACAAGCTGCACACCTGTATTCACCTGCGCATTCTCCTGTTTGGTCTTAGCGATTAAGGCCGGATTAAGATTGGCCAGGTTGGCAGACAGCTCAATGGCTTTCAATGCGTCTTTGTCTTCACCATGATTTATCATGTGTTCTAAACGTGTTAAGCCCTGCTCCGCCACGCGTCGTGCTTGTAACTGGAACCCATTGGTACCTGCCAACGCTGATAGCGAACTCTCTACTTCTCGATAGACTTCTCTAAAGAGCTTGTTCCCTCTTAGCGTCTCATACTGATACGGCGTTAGCCCATACTCTGCGAGGATTGCTGCTTCTTGCTCAGGATAGGCGAGCAACTCAATGATTAAGCTACCCCACTTCCCGACGTTAAAATCCCCTCGCAACGCTGCCGAACCATGCGAAATGGGTTTACGATCAAAGTCTATTTCCGCGAGAATACTGGAGAGGTCGGGTAAATCCCCTGCGCTATGATTAACGGTCAGGTCGTGTGTCATACCATCTGTCAAATTCGGCATCTGTTACCCCCTCCAAGTTAATCGTATCCATCATAAAGCGAAACGCATCCGCCTTCGTCACACCACACCGTTTACAAAAGGCCATGAGCTTGTCGTGGTAGTCTTCTTCAAGTTTTAGTTGTACTGTCTGCATTGCACTACCTTATTAGTTATTAGTCTAAAGTTATGTTAGTGTATCATAACATCGTTGACAAGCGATAGCGTTCCGTGTAGCATAGCGACGTTTGTTGATTTTTTCATATAAACTTCCTTTATAAAGTACATAAGACCTCTGGTTCCCCCCTTATCGTCTCCCATCGATTAGGGGGCTTTTTTATTTTACGGCTGAAAAAATTTTCGGTAGGCGTCGGTTTACAAAGAGGGGTGGGGGTCGTCCAAAGGGTGGGGGTGCCGGCTACGGTAGGGCGTTGAGACTAAGAATCCTTGTACGTAGTAGGACGAGGGTACGTAGGTTATAGTAACACTTTGAAATTAAATAGCTTTGTTTTCTCTGGATTTCGGAAAAATTGCGAGTGGTGTAGTGCGTTTAAAACTGAGCCCTCCCCTATGTAGTCAGTCCAAACCCTCCGTACCTTCTCACGCTCTGAGCTTATCGACGTCCACGAATGGAGCGACGTAGGAGCGACGCTAACTAAGGAGGCTCAGTTCACATAGACGAAGTAGTCGAAGACGCTCAGTCACTTAGGGTGGGTGGGTAGGGCTGCGATTTTTTGTGCGGTGAAATGTCTGCGCAATCCTAGTGGTATTTGCTATTTAGTGCTCTTTGCCTTATAAGAACGGTGGCTTGCCCCGTTGCTTTGGGCTGTGATGTCGCTGAGAATCCCTGTGCGCATTGGTGGTGTGGCTCTCGTAGTCGCTGAGGATATACGAGGCTTGCTCGGATGCTTTGGGAGGCGTGGTAGCCGTGAACACTCAGGCCCTAAAAAGCCAGCTGGTATATCTAAAAACACTCAGGCCCTAAA